CTGAACCGCCTTGCCATCATAATGTCATATCGAAGAGTGTGCACATCATTAGGCTTTAAAACCTTGTCACATTGCTTATCGAATTCATACAAATGATCATGGTCACTGCAACATCTTAAATATTGTTCCAATAACTCAAACCTTTGTATTTGAGCATCACGCTCCCTCCTTTTTAAAGTCCAAAGAAGGCGTAGTATTCTGAATGGGTTTTTCATGGCTTGTGTGGTTTAGGTGAAGTAGTCATTCTCTTGTCTTTAGTAAATTTTCTGTGCTTTAAAGAATAGTTTACAGTTGGGTCATATTTACTCTTTTCAATGAAATAATATTTAGATTGAACTGACATTGACTTTCCATATAGGCACTCGGTAATGGATGAAGCATATTTTAATTCAAGTGCCTTTTTTGCTTCTTTTGCACTCAAATATTCGCCTATTAAATTCCCGTCTAAATCTAAACAGACAATCTCGGTTGCTTCTTTTCGGGCATATATCATAAGTAATAAAGAGGGTTTATAATTAAGTAAAACAAAAGGGTGCTACAGGCTAAATTGTTCCTGTAAGTGGGAGATAATTTCTTTTGCTTGTATCTCGTCAATATAAAGAGATGGATCATTTTCAGGCACAAAGCACTCGACTTCAATTCTGTCTTGTCCATCCGTGTGTGTACTTATATCTGAAAAGGTTAATGCCCTTCCGGCAAAAAATATTCCTAATGGCATAATACTTGAGTTTATAGGGTGGGGTTAAAAAAGAAAGGGTGGATGCATCACTACATCTTACATGGATTCCCACCACCCTTTGCTGTATTTATGGTGAACTTTGAGGATGATTCGTGCGACAACACATGCGGATCGTTACTCTTTTCCTTCGTTCCTCTCTGTGAGTATCAGATTTAGTTCACCATGTATTATAGAAGCAGTTCTTCTTTCATAATTTACCTGGATCATAGTCCATCTGCTGAATATTTATTTCCTGTACATTCTTTGTTTGTATATTTCCCCCTTTGCGCAACTCGGTATATACTTTTTAGTGCAGACAAGTCAATGCAGCTATACCTATGCCATTCATCCTAAGGAGGAGCGTTCATACGCAAATGCGAGCGTAGTATTTCAAAGAACTTAAAGGGCATACATTCGTCACGTCCGATTTATCGGTCAAATTTTCATACCCTTATTTTTACTGATTTTGAAGCCGGAGGATCAATTGCAGATCCGGGTTTATGTGATAACCCTCAAAACAAACCGCATTCAGGGAACTCTACGAAAACTGAATGCAACGGGCTTTAAACCCTTGTCCGACTATCCACTCTTTAAACCCTAATCAAACCTTCTTTAATCTGAATATTTTAATTAGCAGCGTATCTTTTTATGTAATCCGCAATCTTGGCAGATAAGGAATGTCTTTTTTGATATGCTTTTTCTCTTGCCTGATCAAGTATTTCCTTATCTATTCTGAACGTTCCAACAACCTTTGGTATTTTCTTTTCTCGTTTCATTTTCATTAAGTTTTATCAAAGATAAACATGTGATACGGTATTACCAAATTAATTTCAATTTATTTTTCAGGATTTAAAATATCTTCAACTTCACTGGTTATATTGGCTAACATTAATTGTGTTTCAAGCTTCCAAATATAAGCAGAAAGTTTGTTTAAAGCATTGAGTCTGGCAAGCATATCATCGGAAATTGCTTTATCGAATAGGTCTATCTTTTCTTCTGTAGTCATGGTTAGAGTTTAAAATGATCTTTAATGCTTTTTTCAATCCTATCGAATGCTATGCGTTTACTTGCCTCCCAATATCCTTCCTGAAACTCGGCCATTTTACCATCCTTATAAACCGATACGAATACCCACCTATATCCATTCTCTCCCCTTGAGTTTTTATAAGATATGAGGTCTATCTTGTGCCATTTAAGCAAAAGTCCTATTTCTTTTTTTATGGTCATGTCTCTAAATTTAAATATGAGCATTAATAAATCTACCTTCTATAATATCCAGCAATGCTTCTTTGAATATTCCGGTGTAGATAGAGTGTTCAGATACTTTTTTATGGTGGTTATCCAAAAAATATTCTCTGGTCAAGAAAGGTTGTTCAAGCTCTTGTATGTCCTTCAAAAAGTGCTTCAACTCCATGTTGATATCAGAATCGTTTTCCCGATAGATCATTACCCACCATTCACCGTATTCAAAAGTACATCCCATTTTATCAGCCAACTCTTCAAAGGATATAAACTTAAAAGTACTGGCAGTTTTATCGAATGTTTGCGCTTCGTTATCTACTAAGTTTTGAGCAGTAACAATTATTCGTTTAAGGGTGTAATTAATTGAATATTCCAGGTCATCAGGATCAAAGCGATGGGTGAAGCTCATGTTTTCGGGTTGAATATTAGGTGTGCTCATGGTTTTTAATTTGCGCAACAAAATGCAGGTTCTTTAATTTGTGAAAAAGTTACTTCTTTAAATGAATCTTCCTGAATAGGGATAAACATATCAGAAGAAAAAAATAATGTGTCTCTATCAGGCAAATAAATATCGCACTTTGTGCATCCGTTTCTTGTACCTCCCTTAAAAATGCCAACATCTAATAACAAAGTATGGCACTTACATAAACACATAGTTAAATCTTTTACCAAAAAAGTATCCCCTTTTCTGAATTTACCTTGCGAGTGATCTTTAATTGCTATTACTTGCATTCCTATTTCAAATCTCATTGTTAATATTTTTAGTTGGGATTAATTTAATTTCTACTGAAAGAACTATGCAAAGTTTACTTAGTGTATCAAGGGATGGCTGTCTTTCTCCTTTTTCAATATAATAGTACATAGACTTTCCAATTCCGCAGCTTTCACAAATGTTTTTCGTAGATAATTTTAGTTGCTTCCGGCGTTCTCTGATCTCTTTTGATAAATCCATTTCCTGATTTGTTTTAACAAAGATATCCACTCTGTGTGTAATAACCAAATTTATTTTCCATTCTTTCCCATATTTATATTGAAAGCCTTACTGATAGCGGAAAGAAATTTTATTCCATGGTATTTTATTCACCCATTCAAAATATATTTTCTCCTTTTCTCTTGTTTAATTGAAAAAGATATTACATTTGTAAGAATAGTTGCGGTCTGACAATATGCAACAGAAACTAACTTGCCGGATTATCAAAGTAGAGAAGTCAGACCCTTTACAGCGATAGTTCGGCATTTCTTTTTTCATAATGGATGAATTGATTAAAATACGGGTTAATGGTAACGGCGAACAATCGGTAAGCGCCAAACATTTGTTCCTTTTCCTTGGATTTGATAAAAGTAACTGGAAAAGGTGGAGTACTAAAAACATTATCAAAAACCAATTCGCCGCGGAGGGCATTGATTGGGTAGGGTTCGTCAATAAGACGAACGGTAATGAAACATCTGATTATGTGCTGTCACTTGATTTTGCTAAGAGATTATCAATGTTGGCAAAGACAACTCAAGGCGATCAGGCGAGAACATATTTCTTGCAATGCGAAAGGGATATGAACAAAACCCATGAGCTTACGCCATTGCAAATTGCTCAACGCTTGGTTCAGCTTGAAGAGGAAAGGCTATTGAACGCTCCAAAGGTAGAATACTTCGATCAGGTAATGCAATCTGATTCTTTACTCGCTACTACTGCAATTGCCGCCTTGCTCAATATGAGTGCGATTACTCTAAACAAGAGGCTTAAAGAATCGGGTATTCAACATCGGGTAAATAGTCGTTGGGTACTGACAGTCAAATACATGGGCAAAGGATTTACAAAGGACAAGACGGTAGTTTATAAAACGGATGATGATGGCACTACCCATACCAACACGACAATGTACTGGACAGAATTAGGGAAACAATTTTTATTAACTCATTTTAAACCGTAATAAATGAAATACTTAATACTATTGGCGTTTATTGTTTCTTCATGTAATGAAAATATAAAAAAACCAATTAAAGATGTAAATGAGAAATCCCCACAAGAAACAAAAGGGAAATATAGCATATACATTCAAATTATAGACTCTTGCGAATATATAATTGTAGATAAGGAATATTTGCGTGAAGGATCAATATCGATAACCCATAAGGCAAATTGTAAAAACCACCTAAAATGACCAACCAACAAAAAGTACTAAAGCTATATCCTAATGCTATTTGCAAGCATATGATGTCCGTAATACACGGTAGCCGTTATTACATTCATGTTCCCGTAGAACCCAACGCAATAACCATGAGAATGCACAAAACAGAAGACCTTGCATGGGATTGGGCATACAGGAACTACTGTTCTGATCAGGTGGATATTAACCTTTCGGATATTGCTAACTTTTAAAACCATATAAATAATCCCAAAACAAAAAATAGTCGTACAATTAACTTTGTATGGCTATTTTTGTATCTTTGAGTACTAAACAAAATATAAATGTCAAGAAGTTTAATTACAACAACCGGAACAAGTCCTGTAATTATATACATGAATAACAGCGACTATATAATAAACACTGATGGGTCATGTATAGCATATCTGCCGAACCCAGCAGAAGCGCCTATTGGGTATGAATTGACTATATTTGGAGCAGATGACACAACACAAGGAGAGACATTTGTTAACTGTATCCAAGGTACTACAAGCGATTTTAGATTTGATGGTGTACACCTACAGACCGTCTACATTCCATCATTAAAGTCTGCTACGTTCAAAAACCTGGGCAATACCTGGGCAGTCGTGTCAAAAGGATAGAATAAGCAAAATTTAAACAACAAAGGGTTCAATATCAGGATTGAAATACTTAAATTGAAAACTAAATATTATGAGTGAAGAAACAGAAGTAAAGCTAACCGATAGGCAATCGCTTTTTTGTATTGAATATGTAAAGGATCTAAATGCAACACAGGCCGCAATACGTGCTGGATATAGTGTGGATTCTGCAAGATTCATAGGGCATGAAAACCTAACAAAGCCCTACATTAGACAAAACATTGATAATTACCTAAGAGGGAAGGTTATTTCAAGTGAGGAAACGGTAAAACTCATAAGTGATATAGCAAAAAGTAGCCTAAATGATTATCTTACAGTAAGAACAATAGAGAAAAGACGTAAGGTCGTAAAACCTATTCAAGATAAGATTAATGAACTTGGCATTCAAATACAAAAGAAGCGCCGGCTACAAGAATTATCAGATTGGACAGAAGAAAGAAGTGATGAAAACTTCAAGGATATCACAAATATTGAAGAGCAGATATTAGAACTTCAAATAGAGTTAGAGTTCAATCCGGAAGCAACAATAATAGACTGGAGCGAACCTGAACTTGCTGAGACTACTGATATAGATATGGTTAAACTAGCTAAAGACAAGGAGCTGGGCAGGATTAAGTCACTGTCCTGGACTGAATCTGGATTGCCAAAGGTAGAACTGTATGCTGCTGATGCTGCTTTGGTGAACATGGCTAGAATACATGGTAAATTTGAAAAGGACAATGAACAAAGGCAACCCGTATCTGATTCCGATCGTGCCGCCAGAATTCAGGCTTTAAAGGCTAAAATGGATGAAATTTAAGAGTGATTTTAATATTACCTATTTATGCACCATAATTTTGTCTTCAACCGAGAAATTTTAGCATATTTACATATTAAATACCTTAAAAATAATAAAACTTGATTTCTGACGCTGAAATACTTGAATTAGAAACGCTCCTTTTAGAAGAGGAGCGTTATCAGTTACAGCAAGACCTGATTTATCCAGAGGAAAGGGGCAAAAGTAAGAACTATTGCTTCCTTCATAATGCGATCATTTCTCAAAAATATAACGAAAAGGGTGAACTCGTTTCGGGATACCGGGGGGCTTCACTTGAAGGTTCCAGCCGGTCTACAAAAACATGGTCAGGTGTTGACATAATTATTTGGCTATGCACGGAAGTTGAAACCAATTGCTCCATTAAGATTTACCGTGAAACATATAACGAGATAAAAGAAACCCTTTACGATGATTTTAAGCGCCGGCTTGATGATTTTGGACTACCAAACCCATTCCATACAGCACAGGAAGTAAAATCATTCAAAATAGGTAATAATAAGATATCATTTTTAGGATGTGATAAGATAGGCAAAGCCCATGGGTCAGGATGTGATTATGCTTTCTTCAATGAGATAATCCATATTCCGAAAGCAATATTTGATCAGGTTGAAATGCGTTGCCGAAAGTTCTGGTGGTGTGACTTTAACCCATCACTAACGGAGCATTGGGTATTTGATAGTATTATTACTCGTGATGATGTTGGCTACCTTCATTCTACATTCAGGGATAATCCTTATTTATCAATTCAGGAACGAAACAAAATTTTGAGTTATGAACCATGGGAAACCGGATCTTATGAAATAGTAAACAATACTGATATTTACTATAAGGGTAATCCTGTAACCGACAAGAACCAACCGCCGCCACATAAGAAAAATGTAAACCAAGGGACAGCAGATGTTTACATGTGGACTGTATATGGGCTTGGCCTTCGCGGTGCAATGGAGGGCGTTATATTCAATCATGTTACATGGATTAGCAGGGAAGATATACCGGCTCATCTTGCCCCCATTGGGACTATAGATTTTGGATTTACAAATGATCCGTGCGCAATTAATAGGTATTGGGAAGATGCGCTAAACATCTACATAGAGCCGCTAATTTACACACCAATTGATAATCCAAATGATATCTCCGAGGCATTAAAGGCCTTGGGATTTACCAGGAATATGCCTATTATTTGCGATTCTTCAGATAAATATACCCATGAAACGAAGGGCGCTGTGGAGATGGTTATTGGTCTTAAAAAATTAGGCTGGTCAGCTTCAAAGGTAAATAAAACAAAATCTGTTGTTTTTTGGCTAACTTCGATGAAAACTAAGAAAATTCACATAATTACCAATCATTTGTATAAAGAAGCCAAAAAAGAACGCGAAAACTACAAATGGAAGGAAATAAACGGAATTTTGATAAACCAACCGGATGATAAATTTAATCATATGTGGGATTCCGCACGATATGGGCATATAGTTTTCAATCAAAATAAAGTGCAAAACAATACCCAATCATGGGCAGGCGGATTCGGATAAAAATATAAACAAAATGGATATACAATTTTTTAAGACCAATCTTTATGCTCCATCTGTATTCATTCCAAAGATGAAAAAAGAATGGAAAGGTTATTTTGAGTGGAAAGCATTCAAGCAATATGATCCTGCTTGCCATGAGATTGTAACCAACAAAACAAAGAGAAAGGATAAAAAAATATCCGTTCCGATTCCAGGTGCCGCCTGCGATCCGATAACCGGCAAAGCCCCTGAAGAATTACAAACGGTTCATGTTGCCCGTATCCCATTGGCCTTACAACGTATCATTACGAACCGGCGAACAGCATTCCTAACCGGAGGCAAGGTAGAATTTAAATCTAAGCCAAATAATCCCATTGAGCAGGCCATGTATGACGCTGTTACCCAAACATGGAGAAGGAATAAGCTGGATTTCAAGAATTCGGCTATATCTAAAGCTTTCATGAGTGAAACAGAGTGTGCAGAAATATGGTACAGCAAGGTTAACGAAGACATGAGCGTGTCTATGCGATGTAATATCTTCTCACCATCAAAAGGATATGAATTAATACCGGTGTTTGATAGCCTGGAGGATCTACTCGCGTTTGGGCTGGGATATGAGTCTACGGATGCGAAAGGCAATAAGATTAAATGCATGGATATTTACGACAAAGAGTATATATCTAAGTATGAAGATACCGGTAAAGGGTGGCAAAAAATAAATGAATCAAACGGCGTTCCTTGGCAAATAGAACATAAATACGGAAAAATACCGGTTATTTACTATTCTCTTGAAAAGGCCATCTGGGCAGATGTCCAGGTAATGATAGAAAGACTTGAAACATTGATTTCCAATTTCGCAGATACTAATGATTATAATGGATCACCAATTCTTTTTGCAAAGGGATTAATTGATGGATGGAGCACCAAAGGAGAAACAGGAAAGGTTATACAAGGAAAGGATGATCCAAATGGAGAAGGTGCTGCGGATCTGAAGTACGTAAACTGGGATCAGGCACCGGAATCTATTAAACTGGAAATAGAAACATTGACAGATTTTATTTATTCTCTCTCCCAAACGCCAAATTTAAGCTTTAAAGCCATGGCCGGATTAGGGGATATTTCTGGGGCTGCATTCGATAGAATGATGATTGATTCACATCTTGCCGCAGCAGACCTTCAGAATGGGATGTACGGGGAGTGTATTCAGCGTAGGCTTAATTTCCTATGTTATGCTATGGCGGCGACCCAGAAGGGACTGGAAAAGGCAAAGGACATGGAAATAACAGTAGTCTTTAATAAGTTTAGTATAGATAACGTTTCTGATAGAATAGAAAATGCCAAGAAAGCTAATGGCGGGAAACCGGTTATTGATCATCTAGGCTCCATCAAGATGGCTGGATTAACAGATGATGCAGAGGCAACGTACCAACTTATTCAGGAAGAGACAGTAAAAGAAACAACAATCCCCGCTTTGGTTTAGTGGGTATTGTTTGAATTATACAAGTAAATGATAAGGAATGACACCTTTAGACTAAAAATGTGCTTTAATAAAGCAATATACTATAAATCTTTCTTTCTAAGTTTGTTCAAGTGGTTTATGGAGAGTATAATTAATATTATACCATATATTAATGAAATTGTTGGATGAATAAGATACAATTTATCCAACCCTCTTTTTAACATCCAATAATAACCAAATGCCGATATCATAAGAACGAATATTCCTACCGTAATAACAAAGTGAGCGAATCTTAATTTCATCATAATGAATATTTAGCCTTCAGGTAAGATTCAATCCCGCCAATTTCAAATGCCGTGAGCTTCCTGCGATAAATTATAATTTCAAATACTATTCCTTTGAAGAAATTGGAAGTATTATTTCTGCTACCAACATAAAGAATATTATCAATAAAGTTATTAGTATTATCTGCGGTATCAGGCGACGTGCCATCTAAGTTGCTTCCATTTATAAACAAATCACAGTCTTTTCCTGTATTGCTCCTGAATATGTCACCTCTGATTAAAATAGGAGTAGCTAAAGGAGCATTTATTAATCTGGTATCTAATCCTACGTCCCCATTATCCCCTATTGTTATATCGCCATTTGTGCCGTCATTAGTAGTTATTGCAAAGGCGTTATCAGCCGTATAATCCGCGCCTGCCTCCATTAATATTCCGGGCAATTCAACATCATTTTGAATAACAGCAAATATTGTTAAGTCTGGAAACCCTGCAAAAGGCAAATCTGATGAAGATACCATTCCCTGGGCACTGGTAAATATAACCCCGCCATCAGGTGTAATAACGCTTGGCCTTAATGCTCCGGATGCTTCTAAATCATTTCCAAAGCCACTTAAATCGCCCCATGTTGCGATAAGTCCGGGGGAAAGTGTCCCATCATCGCATTTAACATGGAATATCCTTGGACTTATGGATGTGGGATCAATCGCCGGAACCAATCCTGTAACATAAATAGTTTCAGTAACGGAATCATAATAGATAACCCAACCCTGTGCTACACTATCTATATATTCCTTAACTACATTGTCCTGAAATGCTTTGATGATTATTGCTGCGTTATAGTCTAATATATCTTGCTGTGCTTCAGATTGCGTATCTACTACGGATATAAGAGATTCGGCATCTTGTGCATCAACTAGCAACTGTTCATATGTCCAATGGTCAGAACTATCCGCTTCCCATTCAGCCTGGGAAGCATCCGCAGGGTTTATAGATAGTTCATATAACTTTGAATATGCAGCTATATAAGCACCTACCGCGATGCCTAATTGTAATCTATTTAATTCTTGTACTGTTGCCATGATGTTGTTTTAAATAAATATATCTCCCACAAAATAACTATTATTTCGGCAATCGCCAACGCTACCCATAACGCCTTTGCGTTTCTGTCAAACCAATTTTCCTTCATTATAATGTTGCTTTAACTGTTATATCCGTTCGCAATAATGTATCATGTGGGAATCCGTAGGTATTTTGAATCGTTATTTCGGCAATCATTCCTGTTTGATAATGGAACTCTTTAATAGCTGCCTCTATGGCTGATTTTAATTTCATAGATTGTGCAGCAAGACCAATTAGGCTTAATTCATCTTTAAGTCTATCGTCTATATTCATAGTTTGTTGTTTAGGAGGGTTATTAATTCGGTTCGGCTATCTGTACCAACAATTATTCCCCTGGATGATAGCTTGTGCCCTCTGGATAATACTTAGGAATGGGTGCCGCAGCAATAACAGATAATTGTGCACGAGCTGTAAATGTTGCAACTATTATTCTAATTATCACATTAGCATAAGTTTCTTTTTTGCGCGGTCTCCGGTTGAATCCTTTGAATATCTTTTTCTGAGAAGATGGCAGCCGTTTAATTTGTTCAGCAATTTGTTCAGCAGTATTAAATGTGATACTTGCCATAGCAATTTGTCTTTCTAACCTCGATTTCTGCATGGGATCGGATATGGCATCTGCAACGGATTGCATGTGTTTAAGCACTGATTCTTTATCTGGTGTCATAATTTATATAGCCTCGTTTTTTGATCCTCTTTTTTCAAATCGGGATATAGGGTATGCACTCTATCGTCACCCTTAATCTCGTGGGTGAAAGAGGTAGACTCATAATCTTGCGGTACAACATAACACTCTTTGAATGGTGGCAAGTTAATGCCGGTTAATTCAATTATATGTTGCCTTACTTGTTCATTTTTGTCATTCATTTCCTCTTGCGACAATTGACGCATAAACAGAAAATATCCAGATGGCATCATGTCAAATGTCCAACATGCACGCTTATTTTGCATCCGTTGTTTGAAGTACTTAATTGATCTCTTATTCATTTCATTAGTATTTATTTACACAACATGGGCAACAATCATCAGGAAATGCGGGAGTATTCTTAATCTCTTCCTCTTGCCGTTTAACTTCTTCTTCAAATTGTTTAATCAACTCTGAATCAACGAAATTTTGACGACAAAAGAATCTTCCATAACCTTCATACAATGGCTCCTTTCTAACTTCATCAAATAACTTGTTCAAGTTGCTTTCTGCTTCTTCAAACAAGTCTAATACACAATGCGTATAATCTTCTCCAAAGTGGTAGGTCTGCCATCCATTAAAGTAAATTTGTGGTAGTATCATTTGGTTTCCTTTAGTACAGTTTCCATTTTTTTGATTTTGTTTTCAATTTGTTGCCAAACATCTACAGAGTACCCACTTGGAAAATCCTTTTCAAGGTTTGTGAATGCCTTTGCCTCTAATGACATTAACATTAAGGCATCAGTAAACGTGCACACTCTTTTAAGCCTTTGCTCCTGCTTTGCCTTGTATTCAAGTAAGGTAAGGTAAACAGATTCAGGTACATTGGTTAGTCTTATTTCTCTTGTTTTACACATGTCCGTATATTTTCACAAAGCTACACATAAAAGACAATAAAGCAACTTAAATAAATACACTTTTTACTTAATGCCTAACTAACAATATAAATTTACAGCAAAATAACATTACAATGGCTGTAGAAAAGGGCAAAGTAATAGCTAAACTTAATGAAATATTTAAGGGGAAAAGCGTTACGAATACTTTCAAAGAAAATCTTGCTACCAAGTGGGCGGCTAAAATTGAAACTGATGAAGATATTGACGCTTACGTCGAAGATCGCAAGGAGGATATTTTAGAAGCATCAACAGAAGCAGACAGACGCGCAACACAGGCTGCCGATAAAGCCCGTAAGGATGCTGCAAAAGCAGCGGCGGGTGACAAGCCAGATGACGTAAAGCCGGAAATTCCAGATGATACGCCAGCATATATGAAGGCATTCATGCAGGAGTTTAAGGAAATTAAAGCGGAAATATCTGGTATTAAGGCTACCAAGCAAGCGGAAACGGTAGAATCAAAATTCAGGGCACACACAGCAATTAAGGACATCCCCGAAAGCTTTTACAAACGTGCTATTCCTTCAAAGGAAGAAGATATTGAAACTACTGCTACCGAAATTGCGAAAGAGTGGGGCGAAATCCAAACACAATACAAATTCTCGTCTTTCGGGAATGACAAACCGGGTGCAAACCGGGGTGCCATAGTTAAGGAAGAAGGAGAAAGCAAGCCTGATGAAGCAGTAGCAAACTTCGCAAAGGCAAAAAACGAAAAGTTTATACAAGAACAATCTAAAAACTAATTTATGTTAGAAACTGGAGGAATGGGTATTTCCCGTTCTATTGGTACAGGATCGCGTCCTGTTTGGCAGGGTACTAACAAAGATATTCAGCTTGCACAAGGCGGATTTCTTTTGGATATTACCGGATTAAGCCCCGGAGATGTCCTTTTGCCTGGTACGCCACTTGTGTTTGATGAAACTACCCGTATTGCGGCTGTTTTACATACAGGCATAGCTTACGCGAATGCCGGAGCTGCTGCAACTACCTATCAGGTAGTAAAGGGTTCAAGCCTTAAGGTAGGCGATAATTTTGCATCAGGAGTAACGGGCGGTAAGGCATATCCTATTACGGTCATTGATAAGACAAATGCCGCTTATGATACCATTACAGTAGGTACCACTATTGGTGCTGTTACGGCAGGCGATACATTATACGCTTCAACGGCTACAGGTGCAACAGCATCCGCGTTGCCAGCAGCAAATGGACTGCTTTATGAAGAAACGGAAGTATTCCCAACTGGCTTGAAAAATAGCGTTTCTGCTGTTATTCGTGGTACTGTTTATGCTCGCCGTGTTCCTTATTCTGCTGCAATTGCCGCTTTGACTGGCCTTCGTTTCATTATTTATTCACAATCTCATTAATCATCACTATGGCAGCGACTATACCAAGTATTTTCGGAAATCTTGCGAATGATGCTAATCTTCAGGTGATGATTGATAATTCACTTGATGCATTACAAGGGCAAACCACATGGAGAAGTCTCCTTGATATGGGTATGCCGCAGGCATCATTAACTTTTGAAACAGTAATCGGCCGTTCTCGTATTGAGGCTGCGGCATCCATTGTAGATCCTGATGCGCCAGCTCCTTTACGTGGGCGGAATAAACTGGAATTACTTGTAGGTAAAATCCCTACAATGAAACAGAAGTTCCGTTTACAACAGGCAGAAATGCGTACTATCCAGAACATCCTTGAAAATGGACGTTTTAAAGAACAGGATCGCGTTAATGCACTTATGAATACATTATATGATGATGTGAGTAAGTGTGCTACTGCCGGGGATCGCCGTGTGGATATGATGCTCATGCAGGGTATTTCTACCTTAGCAATCGATGTAACAACAACAAATAATCCGGATGGTGCAGCTTATGGAAATATATCATTACTAGCCCGTGCTTATCAGAAACAAGGAGTCCCTGTTGTTTGGAGTGATATTACTACTTCAAAGCCTATTACGGACATTGAAAACTATACTGAGGCAATTTACACCAACTTTGGTCGCACTTTCGGCAAGATTATGATGAGCCGCGATCTTTGGTTATTGTTTAAACGCAACGCTGAAGTGATTGACCGGTTGAAATCATTCTACAATATTGGTAAAGCAAATGGTACTTATTCAAGCACGTTGAATAATGTGAATGAAATGTTTGCTGCAAATGGATGGCCTTTGATCGAAGTGGTGAATGATTCTGTTGGTATTGAAGATGATGGTATCATAACTGTTAAGAAATCATTCAATATCAATAACGTTGCTTTCGTTCCAAATGGTAAACTGGGCATGTTGGAAAATGCATATTCAATGCATTTGATTCACCCGGTAGCCAATAAGAGCTATGCAACATTTGGCGCAACCCTAGTATCTAAATGGTGTGAAGATGATCCGTTGGTTGAGTTTACGGGAATGGAAATGAATGCTTTCCCTGCGCTTACAGCAATAGATGGTATTTATGTATTGACTACGAATGTAGTTCAGGCAAACTTTGCATTTACGGATACAAGCTTCCTTTAATGTTTTACGACCAGACAGCTATAGATTATCTTATTGATAGATTAGGGTGGGCGGAACCAATACCGCCCACATCCCTGGTTATAGATTCACGAAATACCTTATCTAATTCGGGACGGTATTTCGATGAATTCAATAAAATGGTCACAGTAGAAAATGTATGGTCAACCATTAATAATGCAACTGTACAACAAGCTGATTATAATTATTATCTGTATAAGCTCAAACAAGAGACCGTACTATTTGCATTAAGCGTAATATTTGACAATAATGAAAGAGCATATTACGGGTATTGTGGCACAAACAGAAAAGACATATCTGGCGTTGATTATTCCGGTATAATCCCCACAAAGGGAGGATTATTTGATAATCTGATAGGATATTGTATGTCATGTAAGGCTTTGGAATTATTTCTTACAACAAACCGAAAAAATGGGGATGAAAGAGGGAATAAATTCAATTATTCAAATATCCAGACAGAACTAAACGGGATCAAGAATGAATATGGGAAAACGATGACAATTGGACTGTACGCCCTTAAATCAATGGCAGCCGAGAAAGTAATAGACATACTTTGGCCCACAAACAAAAATCGTCCTATATTGACGGGAAGGAGGGTTTGGTAATGCCTTTTTATGGTAAGGGAAACCCAAAGGGGATAGATATTGTCATACAAAAGATACAAGTCAAGGTGTATGACTACTTGGTTGACACTTGGGATATAGACGACCCTAATTACATTAGTTACGGGCGGGTTTACAGGAACCAGGATAAGGACGGCAAATATATTCCGGAGGCTTATGTTTCAGATAATGAATATGTTGACCCCCTTTATAATGATAAAGAGATGTGCCTGTGCACTTCTTTCTTTGGGGTTGGAAGCGATCAGCAATCATTAGGAGGAGGTTTGTTTACAGCCAAATGCCATATCATATTTTCATTGAATATTGCCCAGCTAAAGCCAGGAATAATTCATAGGGCTGATGAAGAAGTACATATTGATTGTTTGGATGCTCTCAGGAAAGCTTTACCATTTGATACAATAACAAATTTAATTACGTGGAATGATAATGTTTTCAGAGAATATAACGGGTATAAAGCACAAAATGGGATCATTTTTACAGACATGCATCCTAAGCACAATTTTAGAATAAATTTTGATCTAACTTTTATTAATAACGATTGTTAAAATAACATAACATGGCTAACATACTTGGCATGGAGTGCGGCACAGAATTGGTTAACACAGGCAAGCAGAAATGTGATGCTAAATTGGGTTATCCCACCGGACTTCTTTCAGTAGAAACGGGGTATGGTATTCCCATCACTTCAACCATTCAGGATACATTGTATGTGACTTTAGAAACAAAAGCTGCAAACAATGATCCATCACTTCGTCTTTATCCTTTATTCGGTGTTAAATCAGTAACCGACAACACACAGGATCGTACCGTAGCAACAGCCGCAGGTACAGGAGATACACAAACATTACGTGATGCCAAACCATCATGGTTATACACATTTTGGCCTACCATCTGTATGTGGGCTGCATTTGAAGCACAAAACGGGCAGGAAGGAAACCGGGATTATTATGTTGTAACCGACACTAATCAACTTGTAGGTATCACACGAAATAATGCCGTTGGCGGTCTTAGACTATCTGACATTTACGTATCTCCCTTATCTTTCAGGGGTGATGATGCCCCAAGTGTAGGTACTATCTCTATGACACTTTTAAACACGGAAGAGTGGAGAAAGAATATTACTGTCATTGTTCCTACTGATGGTGATTTATCTAACCTTGTTGGACTAAGTGATGCTCAGCCGATTGACCTTAATGCATTTCCTTTGCCAGTTGCGGGAACTGTTAAAATTGGTGTTGTTTCGGGATGCGCTGGTGGTGCCGGATCAACAAGTTTGATTCCTACCTATGAAGCCATATTGGAAGATACCGATAATTGGGTAGTAAGTAATGCTACTACGGGCGCGGCAATTACTTTGACCAGCATTACGGCTACAGTTAACGGCAATGCAAGCTTCCTGACTTTTGTAATGCCTACAACATCTCCTTATGTTGCCGGACAAAACCTGAAGTTTAAACTTGCGGATGTTACTACACTTGATGCCGCCGGAATGCCTGGCTTTGAAGGTAAGTCTGTAATTGTAAAAAACTAAGCGGGGGCGGGTTTGATTATGTCCTTGATTTCCCATTAGGCTAATCCGCTCCCTGTCGATATTCTTTTAAAATGGGATTAAACAATAGTCATGCAAAAGAAAAACAGTTTACGGATCAATGGGACTACGTTTAACAAAACAGCAGTAGTATTAATGAAGAAAGATGATTTCATTAAGCGGTATCTGCCAATTGAAAATGTTCTGCCCAGTTCAGACCCAAAGAAACGAGAAGAACAATTAGGAGAGGCATATGATCTGCTAACCAAAAAATAATGAACACAATAGCTTAAATTAAAAGAAATGGCAGCAACACTGATTACATGGGATGATAAGGTAACATTTGAACCACATCCGGAAATACCAGATGAAAATAAAGTGACCGCTGATGATATGAACCAAGTTAAAACGGTAATGAATAACAATGCAAAGTTTATTCCAATTACCGGGACAGCATCATCAAGTGGCGGTGGCACAACATTTACTGTTTTGCCTATCCCCAGCATACCTGCGCCATATGAGGTATTTATTACACCAAAAACAGCAGATGCGGCAGGGGCGCACTATGTTACTAATGCTATTTCTGGACAATTTACTGTTGAATATATATCGCCAACCAATGTCGGGGTAGGTAATATTGGTTTTGCTTTTTCTATACATAGAACAGCCTAAAGGTGAGTTGCCTACCGTGTGAACAGGAACGATTAAGAAGAGAGAAATGCAATTGGCCGAGGCTTACAATGTGCTTACTAAAAAAGAATGTCAAACTTTAGTCAATTTGCATCAAACTATATGAATGCTATTTCAGATGGTATTTATAAGGAAGATGCAATATTGTCTACCGACATCGAATTGATAGAGGTGAATAAACAAAACTTGCTCCGGGGGTTAAGCGCACTCGGAGCAAAAATTACACCACCTTACAAAAATGATCGCTACGCACAGCGTAAGCAACAGAAAAATGCATTACCGCCATACGGCATACCGGATATCTATAATACAGGATCTTTTCAAAGCAGAATAGAATTTCATATTGCCGGCAGGGTAGCCATATGGGAGGACTCAGACCCAAAGGCGGTACAATTGTTGGAAAAATACGGGTCATTATTGGGTGTATTTGAAAATGATTTACTTGAAAAGTACAGGATATTGTACGCACTTCCAGCGCTTGTTCGTGAAGTAAAAAATAGGATGAAAATATGAATGGCGGTGTATGTTTACCATGTGAGCAAGAAAGGGCAAGATTAAAAACTTTAGCCTATAACAAAACAAAGGAAAGAGCAATAGAATACGCGAAAACCCATGGACTTACTCAAATTCTTATCGTACAGACAAAAAACCACCCGGGCTTCAAAAGAGCAGACGATCCCGAAGCTGCCAGATTCCCCATCATTGAAGTTATTCTCCTTTAATGACCTTATGCTAAATGTATTTTGGGACATTTGCATTACAGACAACAAGAATTTACTGATAAAAGAAGGTATTGCAGAAGACTATCAGCTATCAAATCAATGGGCAGCGATTACTATTGAATATGCTGATATAATGTCTGTAAAGGCGCGTCAAATAGTGCAGGAAGATGCCAAATTTGAGTTCTTACGATATAAAGTAAACTATGTGGAATCAGTGATACATCTTTTGCGATCTGCAATGAGATATACCACTGCTCCTGATGAAGAAGCAGAATTTCAATTTCTATGCGATTCTCTCACCAAGTTTTTCCCATCAATAAAACTGGATTACAAACAACGTGAAAGACTATTGCCTGCTTTTGATCGGTGCCAGGCTCTCGCAAATAAATGGAAGATCGAAATCCAGGAACAAGCAGAAAAGATAAATGGTAGAACAATATCGGAATCTAAGGCAGAATACATAGACTTTCAAAGGATGTTGAATAGTGTGGTTAAATTTCATGAATTGCGCCCTACGCGGCCTACAGAAATAACGGTAATGGCATTTGCGGCGTACTATAAGGAAATGAATGATTATTATGAGACTCAAAAAGTGAAAGATGGCAGAGCTAGGCAAAATTAATCTTGATGATATATTGGGAGGGGATATTTTAGGGGTCTTTGAAGAAAGGCTTCCTAAAATATTTCGTGATGTAGCCAAAGAATATATTTCGCTTTCAACTACTGTAAGTTCAAATAAACTGAACTTCAACTCCAATGCTGCCAATATCAAAAAAGATGCTGAGGCTATAAATCTTTTACGTGATGCAAATAACAAACTTGCCGCTTCTAATGCTGAAGTAACGAAAAATGATTTATTACAAGCCAAAATAACCAAAGAACTTTCGCAGGCAAAACTAGCAGACGCTAAGGCAACTGAAATATTAGAACGTGCTCAACAAAGAAAGATTGCTGCCGATTTAAAAGAAGCAGAATCCATAAAGCGTAAAAAGGATGCTCAAAATACCCCCATTACCGCACAAGGATCTTATTCTGGTGCAAGCGATACTTTACCCATAGATCAGGCACAACAAAAGCTTACTGAGGCACAGGCAGAAGCACAAGTTCAGGCAACAGAAGCAGCCGGAGCTACTAAAGTGTATTCTGACGCTCTGAAAGAGAATGCAGCTGCCCAAACTGTTGATGCAGGAGCAATAACCGAAAATCTTATAGTATCCAAACAATTATCTGAAACGCTTATTGTTGCAAAGGCTGAATTGTCTGCTGTTAACCTGGCTCTAAAAGAGAATACTTTAGCCTATAAATCCGGCACTATATCCGAAGCTGAATTTGTTGCTACCGGCCAAAATCTATTAAGACAGCAATCTGAATTAAAGGCAATAATCAGTACTACAAATTCAGAACTTACAAAACAGACTAAAGCTAATCTGGCCGCTTCGGGATCAATGGAAAAACTATCTATTGACCTGGAGATTTTAAAGACAGAATACAAAGCCTTAAATGCAGAACAGAGGGCAAGCCCATTCGGGTTGGCTTTACAGGAAAATATTAAAAAGGCTGATGCAAACATTAAAAGCCTTAGCGCAACCATTGGTGAAAACCAACGCAATGTTGGTAATTATACTGGCGGTATTTCAAAGGCTTTTTCAGGGGCATTTTCATTTTTACGTCAAATAGCCTACATCATTCCTGGGTTAGGTATAGCCGGTATTTTCAATTTGGCATTTGAGGCAATAAGTAAACTTACTACAGGAATGGGCGAGCTTACAAAAGAACAGAAAAAGTATAAAGAATCAATAAATAGCATTGAGGAAAGTTCAAGAAGTAGTGCACAACAAGATATTGCCCGGCTAAATGTTTTAACAAGTTTAGCAGCAAGCGAATCCCAAACAATGAAAACTAGGCTGGGAGCAATAAAAGAACTACAAGATACCTATCCGAATACTTTCGGGAATTTGAAACAGCAAGCCATATTGGAAGGCAATCTTGGGGATGCTGTTAATAAAACAACACAGGCGTTATTGCAAAGAGCAGCCTTCCAGGCTGCTGAAAAAAAATATGCAGCAGCTTCTGAATTGGTATATGATTTGCATGTGAAAGAAGAGGATGCTGCATTGGCGGCAGGTAAAGCGCAAAATGCATACAATAAGGCACTGGAAGAAGGGAAGAAAGGGAAAACTGCATATGCTGAAGGGCTTGATGAAAACACGGGATTAGGCAAAGCAACAGTTGCTTTTACAAATACACAGAGGGTTCTTAAAAATGTAATAAAAGATAGATTAGAAGCAGAAAAAGAACAAAAAAGATATTTAGAGGATGCTGTAAAGTTTTCTGAAAAAGCAGGGGATGCATTAAAATTTAAACAACCAAAAAATACTTCCGCAAAAGAACTTCGCGAGCAGATGCGCGAAGAAGACCAATTGGCTAAAGCGCAAATTGCCGCACAAAAAGAACTTTCAGATGCTATAAGAGATAACCGCGCGGCTTTGGCTGAAGAGAATGTCCAGACAAACAAAAAAATATTTGAAGATGAAACGCAAACTCTTGACATGCGCATGGAAGCGTATTCAGAATATTATGCTGCCCGGCAAAACCAAGCGAAGTTTAATGCACAGAAAGAGTTATCTGATATTAATGAGCTAGAAGCACAAATTTCAAAAATAAGAGGGGAAGACCCATCACATCACAGCGCGGCAGATAAGGCACTATTGTTACGTGCTGAAGGTTTGGCAGAGCGAAGAAAGGGAATAGAATACAAACTTGCATCTGATCTTCAGGAAATTTCAACCCAATCAGCAAATGATCAAATAAAAATACTAGAATCATATTCTCAACGAGAAATAAGATTATTAGAGACACGAATTAAGGCAGCAAAAGACAATGAAAGTCAAATCACATCTGATGAAATGATCGAATTGACTAGTCGGCTAAAGTCTCACCAACTTACCTGGAAGAAATATCAGTATGAGAAAGCAAAAATAGTCATAGCATCTAATAAGGAATCTTTAGATACTGAAATATCTGCTATTAATAATGTTTTATTGACTGAAACCTTATCCGAGGAGGCGCAAGAAAAGCTGATAAATAAGAAATATGATCTAATTAAAAAAAGAAGGGAAGAAGATCAAAAAAGCGCAGAAGATGCAGCCAAAGAAGATTTGGAAAAATTTGAAAAAACAGTCAGTGAAATAGCTAACATAGCTAGTAGTCTGGGAAGTTCATATTTTGATTTTCAGAAAAACAGGATACAGGGGGAACTTGATGCTTTAGATGCAGAAAAAGAAAAGATAAATGAAAATCTACAGTTACAATTAGACGCTATTAATGCACTTGGATTATCCGAAGAAGAAAGATTAAAGAGAACATCTGAGGCCGAAGCAAGGGCTGCTGCTCAAACAAAAAATATTGATGATGAAAAGAGGAAAAGAAGTTTAGAGCAGGCAAGATTTGATAAAGCACAGGCAATATTTAACATCATTGTGAGCACTGCTGCTGCGGTAGCAAAACTTTTAGTAACACCACCCCTAGCTATTGCTGCGGCCATTCTAGGCGCGGCGCAGTTAGCCGCCGCAGCCGCGGCGCCCCTTCCAAAATATGCGAAAGGAACAAAGGGCCACAAAGGCGGCTTCGCTGAAGTGGGAGATGGGTATGAGCGTGAATTAATTCAGGATGGAAATAATACATATTGGTCTCCTAGTGTCCCTACTGTTGTTTACATGGGCAAAGGGGCTAAAGTTACGCCTGAATCTGATCTTATAAAAATTGCACATAGTGAAGCTGTAAGGAACATTGGGAACACTGTTACACCGGAATCTTATGCAAATGCCTATATCAATTCTTTTGAACGATTAATAGGTGGCGTTTCTAATGAAATGAAAACACTGAATACTACTGTAAAAAATCAAAAGTCAGCCTACATAAATATTACTGGCAAAGGCATGGAATATTTTACAAAACAAGCTAATAGCAGAACAGAGTATAAAAACAAGAATGTACACTTTTAATGGATCAGGTATTTAAATATTATCTAAAATCAGGAGAAAACTACTACCGTATACAAAATGGAGTAGTATTGCTTGATGCCATTAAAACTCCCTTACAACATGCACCAATAGATTGGCAGGATACCGAAATATCTTTTGAACGAAACCTCAAATATTGGGGTGTTTTCATTGAAAATTCTTTACCATTCGGGTTTGCTCTGGATTCTGCAAAAATACTACGATCAATCCTGTATTCTGATGGTGTTGAGGCAGATTGTACGCTTTACATCGAAAAGCTTAACACTACCACAACTATTTATGAGTTTTATTATCAAGGAACAATAAACTTTTATACTGCTGTAGATGAAAAAACAAGGTTCAATGTTGAAATACTTGACAAAGGCGTTTCTGGGATAATTAAATCAAGACAAGATACTCCCGTAGAAGTTTTATTAACACCATCAAATTCCGTAAAAGTAAAACTGGATGGCGTATTAGTTCGGTCAAATGCTTTATTTATTCCTGGACAAGGGGATTCAGATGCTGCAGAAATACCTATAAATGAACTTACTAGCTCAGCGGTTTCGGAAATACTGAATATAACTTATTCCGGACAGCAAAAGGCGGTCACATCTTTTATTTCACCAAAATCTCAAGAGTATGGCTTGATTTCACCATCATCTGGCGTTTTTGATTATGGACAATGGTTATTTAGATCAAATACTGCAATACAAGATGTGAATTTCAAAGGAGTAATACAGGCTTATACAAATGTTGACGATGCGGTAGGGGGGGATTATCAATATTTCATACAAATAAGGGTAAGAAGGGCTGGGGCTACTATATTAATTGAAAACATGTATGTAAGCCCACAGGAGCCAATTGACACTGATGTTTATCATGAAATAAACATAGATCACAATCTTTCAATTCCGCTTCAGACTGATGATTTTGTATATGTACAATCAAATTTTGGCGGTATTGGGATGGCCACCACCAAGCAAACAATTTATCCTACAAATAAATCAATACTATATGTTAGCTATTTGGCTAAGGTAGCAACAAGTGATTGCAGGGTAATCGCCCCATTGGATTTGATGAATGAAGTAATGTCCAACATTTCCGATGGTGAATTTAATGTTGTTTCAGATTTTCTTTCAGTAGATCAAATTGATGCTACAAGCCGGTTTAAAAATTGGGATAATTCGCCAAAGTGGACTAGATATACATCGGGAGACAGCCTACGCGGACTAACTGAAGCTAAAATAAAAACAACCTTCTTTGAGCCTTTTAAAGACTTGTATGCCCATCATTGTTTGGGCATGGGAGTTGAGGGTAATTCAGCCAGGGTTGAACCATTAAAATATTTCCTCTCCGATACTTTAATTGAAACAATAGAAAATAACGGAGATGTAATTGTATCTCAACCTACAGATAGATTTATCAATCAAATAAAGGTGGGGTATGAGAATGCCGAAAATAATAATGTGGTTGGCAAAAATGAATTTAATACAGGGATTACATTTTTGCCAGATAAAGTGAAAAATGCAAAGTCTAACGAAGATGATCTTGTAAGCCCATACAACTTTGGCATTTATAGCATAGAGGCGGCCAGGGCAGAAACATTAAGTGAAGACAAGCAGGATAATAGATTCGATAATGAAACTTTCGGATTAGAATTAGACCCCGTTCCGCTAACAGACATAAATGGGATCTATTACAAAGTTTATAGGCCATCAGGAACGATTACCGGAGTAGATGATCCGGTTAATGTGTATAACGTTTTGCGGTCTCCCGGAAGGGCAGAAAGGCGGCACTTACCCCGCACAAGGAGCACAATCCGGAAAGGGACTCTGGTTTATCAAACAACCGACAAAAATCCAGATTTAATATCTACTTTTGGAGCAGGAACCGTGGTCGAAACAGAAAATATAAACCTGGAATCAGACACCTATAACGGGCATGATGTATCAAGATTATTTCTTCCTTATGTCTTTGAATTTGACTGTCCAATGGGTAATCTATACAATAACGTAAAGAATAATCCATACGGATATATAGAGTTCAATTTTTACGGTGAAATAATGAAAGGCTTTGTACTCGAAGTCGGAATGACACCGGCAAAAGGGATATGCCGATGTAAGTTATTAAGCCACCCTGATAATGACGAAAGCAAATTGATAAGATGATTAGACGCATAATAATACCGCCAGTAAATGAACATAAGTTCGTCACATACGACGATATTATAGAAGGTACGCGATATAATCAACATCAATTTGATAGGGCTTGGTTATCTGAACAGGTAAGGGATTGGCAAGATAAAAGAGATTACGCTCAAAAGAAACAGTTTAAAGATAAATGCTCGGTACAAATATCAGCTTTGCCTGATAGTGTAGTTAGTTTGATACTTTACAAATGCGACCATACGGTTTTTGATACGTATCCAATGCAAGTAGTAGAAATGGGTAATGCTGACCCTATGCCGGTATTTGTTGATGATATAGAATATAATGCGTATTGGTATTTTAATGCAAAGTTCTGGCAGAATGTTTTATTGACAGAAGGGCGTTATTATTTCGTAATTGAGATAGTAAGCGGATCAGATACCGATAGAATTATTTCAGAACCAATAGAATTAAAAGAAAAACATCCCAATACCGTTCTACACGAATACACTAACAGATCAAACAAAGACCTGTGCATATTTGAACAAACTGGACAAAAATTTTCTTTACGCGTTAGCGGGGATGTGCTGAATTTACAGCCAAAAGTAGAACGCATTTCTTTTTTGGATCATCGGCAAAATACAACAGAATTAAGCGCAGTTAATTATCGTGGATGGACTGTTTATGCAGGAACACGTGGCGGCGGTATCCCCGATTATGAATTTGATATACTAAACTACGCTTGGGGGTTGACTTCAAAGCGCGTAGAGGGTAAAGGGTACACAGTGCCTGATGGCGGAGAATGGGTTAAAGATGATGGTCAGGGATCAATATTGACAAGTGGATCAATTGATGTAAGGGAGGCAAATATTGATGATGCATACAGAATAATAAAAGGTTCATTTACAGTTATACCATCCACGCCATATCCATGGGTAAATATGTTTGTGAGCATCGGCAAAGACGGGATAAAAGACTTTTATTATCCTAGTCCAACTTATATTACAAACGATGCCACAAGGGATCAATTTATTGATGATTTGAGTGCTGCTGCTGTTGCGCAGGGACTAGATGGAGAATTTAGCTTAGTTGGGAGCAATATTGACTACGAATTAGGTCCTAATGAAACTTACGACCAATCATCTGCACCAATCCTAACCAAATTTATTCAGATCAATTCCATAACTACCGGGTCATCTCAAAACCTTAATCTGTATATAGGAATGAGGGCTGGTTTGAACGGCGGCAAATCTCCATATGCCTTTATTAATGCTTCGGGAAGCTTAGTTCAAGGGGAATATTTTTCAGGTAATAGCATCTATCCTATTACATCAGGGCATGTAGCAGGGGCGGCAGGAACATATAGCTCATATTTATTTCATGACGACACTTTAAGTCTATTGGAGATTAGCGGGGATTATTTAAGAAGTTTTACAGGAGGGAAATTTCCTGAATTATTGAAAAGCTTCAAATTATTCAACAGTCCAAGAATAATAGAGTTCTTTATATTCACATCGTTAATGCATTGTGCAAATAGTTTGGAAGTTCTGAATATAAATAACAATATAACATTAGCTAATATTCAGAAATATTCAGACTATACCGTAGGGACAATTTATGGCAATTCTATGAAAAAGCTGAACATAATATTGCTCAGGCAGAATAATCAAACCAGCACAAATCTGAATGCCATGTATAATAGTATGAAAAATGCAATGCTTCAAATCCCGGCACAATTCACTGTTTTTAATGGGATAATGGATACGAGTCTGCAAATTTCCGGAGCACAACCAACTAATTTTCCCGCCACATTGAACAGTTCACAGGCAAGGAGTATGTTGATTAACACATATCAATGGACAGTAATAATTTAAAAGAATGAAACCTAATAAAATAGTCAGGGCAGATAAGATATTAGGAGCAGGCAGTTCGCTTCCTTTAAACCAAAAATATACCTTTGGAGAGGCCAATGAAGACAGGGATAAAAAAAATGAAATAATTGACTATCTTCAGTTTTATGTTACATCTGATATATCTGGCATAATTGATTCATCGGATCTTATAGGAAAGGATATAGGAATGATTATAGGAGGCGGTGCAATATTGGAGGAAGGGATTGACGGAGACGGAGTGAACCACTTTTCAAAGGACACGGCAGATAGCATTATCACAATGATAAACGGGAATACATTGATTCCTAATAAAAAGTATTTAATTTTACCACGTTAATTTAAAGAAATGAAAAATTTATTTTTAGTCATTGTTTTATTTTGCTGCTTTTCCGCAGAGGCTCAAAATGTTATCTTGAAGGCAGATACAAACTCTGTATGGGTAGACAAGGATCAGATTCCATTAAATAAGTTGCGTGTGCAATGGAGAGATAGCAGCATGGCTATTATCGGGGTAGAAAACAACAATATATACTCCGGGGCAAAGCCATACTATAGATACACCAACGCTTTTACAGGCACTCCTTTTGGTTCTTTAGATTCGCTTAAGACCTGGATACGTGAAAATTTTTTCGTTGATGCCTCCGGCGGCGGTGCTGTTGGGGGCGATACCGCAACCCTAACCTCCGTAACCACAGGAGCAGGAAATAATATAACTCCTAATGCCATTCAGTCAATAGGATACAACAACCTAAATATGAACAAAACGTCAACCGTTCTTTTAGAGCAGGGGACAAATGGCGGAATATATCGTATAGATTCAACATTGGGTGGCGTTGCGGGAGCAATAGAAATTAGTAATTCTGTTATTGCATTATCGGCCGCAGGAACAGCATCGCTAAATGTACAAGCAGAAACACCATCTGTTGCAAGCGTTTCCACATCAGGGAGGCTACAAACACATGCTGGTATAAATGCAAGTGATGCTGTGATAATGTCCCAGCTTCTAACTCTTGGAGAAACGTCAACAACAGCATATAGAGGTGATAGGGGTAAAGCAGCCTATGATCATTCGCAACTAACATCCGGAACAAATCCTCATAATACAACGTTTGCCAATATAGCCAGCAAGCCTACTACTCTTTCGGGTTTTGGGATAACTGATGCCTATCCCTTATCTGGTAATCCAAGTGGTTTTTTAACTTCTGTTCCGGCGCAAAGTTTTGCATCATTAACTGGTAAGCCTACAACCGTTGCAGGATATGGCATAACTGATGCTATTATACAAGGAGGGCAAAGCCTTGGGGTCTCTATGTCTATCGGAACTAATGATAATCAGACGTTGACATTTAGGGCAAATGGAGCAACAAGGGTAAGCGTTACAGGAGCTGGTAACCTTATTACGACTGGCAGTATATATTCTACGAACAATATCATAACAAATACAAACTCAATAACACCTACCCATTCTATCACTATCCCTTCTGTTGGTACTGGCATCGCACAATATAATACTGTGAATCAGACAACGGACTATGATAGGGTTAGATTATTTTGGAGTAGCAATGTTTACAATATAACATCTGAAGCCCTTGGCACAGGAACGGTAAGAAATATTTCTATTAATGGTTCAATATTTAATAGCTCTGGGATAACTGCAACAGCCTTAATAAAATCTGGTGGCACATCAGCACAATTTCTTAAAGCGGATGGCAGTGTAGATGCCAGTAAAACACTTTCCGGAACGGCCGTACTTACGGGAGATGCCATTGCTACAACCTTTACCGTAACACATGGTTTTGGCAGTACTGGATATGAAGCATCCATTTCCCCTACTAATTTATTATCTGGTACAAGTGTTGGAGCTGGTTACTTCATTACAAATAAAACATCCACCACATTTGATGTTTCATTTGTAAGCGCACCTGCTATTGGAGCTTTAAATATAGACTGGAACATACATAAAAACTAAACAATGGCTAATACGGTTAAACAAGGTGCATCAGGGCAGACAATAGAAAACTTGGGTTCATTAAACGTAAGAGAGGATCTTAGTGTTTGGAATGGGTCAGAATTCGTGCCTGTAACCAATGCAGACAACTCTTATACTATTTCAGACATAAGAAGTGAGGGTATTGATTTGCCAAAATCTCTTGTAACATCAGGGTTGGGCGGTGGAACATGGGTTTTAGATGAAACAGATACCACAAGTGCAGATAACACTGGCACAATATTGGTTACTGATTCAGGGAAGAGATATAAAAGAGAATATGACGGCCATATAAACGTTTTGTGGTTTGGAGCAAAAGGAGATAGTATTACAGATGATACAGAAGCTTTCCAGAACTGCATTGATTTCTGTATAACCAACCCTGCCAGACCTAAAACAATGTGGATACCGATAGCACAAGGCGGCCGGTATATTTTAACTTCTGATCTTGTAATAAATGTAAGAGATTCCAGTGTTTCATACAATCCTGCAAGATTCTCTATAATCGGAGAGCAGGGTAAAGGTGGAAGACAAGGACATGATGTAGGATGTACATTATACAGAACGGGTGCGCCTGGCAGTATTATACGTATATGTGAAGAGACAGACGGCACCTTTCCTGGTGGTGGTAAAGAAACCGTAGTCAATCCGCTTAATTTTATGCGGTCTGTTAATATATCCGGATTGAATTTTGTAGGATATGGAGCAACTACACCCAATACAATAACAGGGGTTTCAGGCAGAAGTATTGATAACTCTATAATAGAGAGTTGCGGTTTTGCAGGGCTTAATTTCGGAATACGATTTGGCACAGGATTGGAAAATGTTGCCAATGAGGTTACAACCATAGGCAATGTTACATTAGATTACTGTGAACGTAATTTAATAACCCGTTGTTCCTTTGGGTATGTTCGCAAGCATATATATATTACCGCTCCCGATATCAGCACCATTACACAATGTTTCTTCAGCGGCCTAATAAATACCGATGGGAGTGATTATGTTCTGTATTGGGCGGCAGGGAATGATTACCTTACTTTTAGTAAAAACATTGTACACCCACGTACCAGCGCATTCCCCACTTCGCCGGTCGGCAGTGTTATTAGATGCTACTCGACACGGGGTGTGTTATTTGAAGAAAATCACTTTGAAGGGTTGAGTAAGAAGTTGTTTGATTTAGCTATTGTTGAAGACGTGGAAGTGAGAAGCAATTTGATACAGGGTGTAACCATAGCCGGATATGATGTGGATAATGTTTTTAACATATCAGGGAAAGAATATGCCCGAATAAATATCCACGATAATAATGTTGCATTGCCTTTAATTACTGATAGCTTTATTAAGGTAGCGGCAATATCTGATACAGGAAATACAAAACTAAAAACAATAAATTTAAACTATTACCCTAACAGAGCAACTACGGTTTTGGGTGGGACTACACCTTTAGTCTTAACTTCTAATTTGGATAGCCTATACATAGAAAATGGGCAGGCGTTCAATCCCGGAAGAATAGGACGTAGCTATTTATTTTCTGATGATACAGAACATCTCAGGACTAAGCTTATTTCTGACGGCAAGCCAAGTGCCAATACAGATGGTGCAATAATGTGGAGTGAGAAATATACCATGTTTAATGATGGCGGGACGGCAGGCAATGATAATCAAAGACACATACTTCATCCTATTGGTGCTCATTATGATACCGCCTCACCTGATATTACAGGGTGTATTGTATTAAAGCACAATTATGTAGAAAGTTCTTTATTAAATGCTGATTTACGAATACAGATGTATAATAGTTCTACATCTCAAAGGAATATAAAAGGTAATGTGAGCCTTAATTTGACCGCGTGGCTTACTTCCGGTTCTTTTGCCACAGTAGGTTGCACGCTGAAGGGGAATGGGGCTTTTTTTACAAATAAAGTACGAATTGCTAAAGATGCTACGGGGGCTTTCTGTATTATAATAGGCGATATAACAACATTATGGAGCACATCATATGTCAGGGCTTGGATAGAGAAGCTAAGTGTAGGACGTTCTGGCTCTTCTGATGCATGGGCTAGTGGATGGAGCTCTTCATTGGAAACAGACCTTAGTACATATGCCGATTTGACCGACACGCAGCCCATATTGCAAATGTCTGGATATTACAGCAATCCTACAGTAATGGACTTCGCTTCTATACCTGCAAATTCTCAGGTAGCAGCTCCATTCACTTTAACGGTAATGGGTGCGGAAGTAGGCGACATGGCACATGTTATTGCCCCAAATACAACAGGAATAATTTACAAGGCAGTCGTAACATCAACAAACCTGGTAACGGTATATGGATGCAATTTCACAACATCAGCTGTTGATCCTGCATCCGGTTCTTTCAGGGCATTTGTTACTAAGGTTAATTAAAGCAACCAACCACTACCAAAATGAAAAGCCGATAAATAAGATATTATGAAAGAAGTTATTCAGTACTCATTTCTTTTAGGAGTGTCCCTTTTGGGGCAAGCAATCCACATAATGATTAAAATGAATGCTATGCAGCGAAGGTCAAATGCTGCTGGTATCCCATATAGATCCGCGGAAATTTTTGAAAAAGATTGGACAAATATGTGTCTCTCTTTTTTGTGCAACATAGGTTTGTTGGCTGTATTTTCAGAAATAAGTACCTATGTAGAATTGGTTAAAACATGGCCTAAGTGTCTATTTTTGCTTTCAGGATATACTGGATCATCATTAGTTTTAGGTGCATTATCTAAAGCAGATAAGGCTCAAAGACAGGCAATAGAAGAATTTACTAACAGTATAATAAACAACAAAATGGAATATATATGGGAATTGCCCTATTGGAATGAAGATGATTTGTTTCAACACGAATCATCAAGTTTTACACCCGCAGTGTTCGCACAGGTAACATTTGGTATTATTGATACCGGTGCAAAAACGATAACTTATGAAAGCGAACCGGCATTTAGCGAGGTTACGATTTGGCTAAATGGAAATTCGTCAACAACACAGATAGCCGCACCGATCAGGAAGCCTAAATAATGAACCAGGTAAAGCAAATATCATTTACTGTTTTTGTGGTATGTTTTACCGCCCTGTCTTTCTATGCACTTAAAATGGTAGTTCCTGAAAGTGAAACTGAATATACGCAGTATGCTTTAAAGTATCACATGTATGTTTCTTTATCGTTTGCCGGAATTTGTTTTTGCTACTATCGGGGCGTGCTTAATAGGGTCATAAGGGCAGCATTGATAGTAAATGCCGGCCAGTTTCTCATTTTGGCATTAAAATGCTTTATGGGGAAGGCTGGTAGTCATAATCATTATGATAATACCATTTTAGGCTGCTTTATTATCTATGCTTTTATTTATCTGGTAACTCCATACATTAAACCATTCCTTACGCTAACAAAGACTATAGCAAATCAACTTTATATGAGATGGATAACCAAACACCAAAGGAAGAATCATGGCTCCTCGTAAGGCTTGTGCATCTCATAAAGCAATTCCCATTTGTTGTGTTTTGTGTATGGATGGGATGGCGGGACATTCAAAGGGAAAATAGAATAGTTGAAAAAGAGACAAAACAGGAAGTGAAGGACAATGACCGAGAAAAATTTGACCGAGAGCAACTTATTTATTACCGGTCAGCAAAGCAGGAAGATCTTGAAATTAAGCGTAAAGAATTAGATAAAAGTTATGAAAAAGATACTTTATCAAAGAAGTAGTAAAAGGCTCTCAATAGCATTGTTTGTAGTGCTTACCCCGCTTATGTCATTAAAGGGTGGTGGGCAATCCAATGATTCCGAAATGAGTCAACAGGAGAAGATAATCCTCATAAGAGGCAATGAGATTGAGCGGGAAAAAATAGATAAGATAAATGATACCATCCGGTTCATAGATGCTTGGCAACGATACAAGGATAGTATAAATTATTTGAGGTCAAAATCAGATACTACAATTAAAAAATAAACCGGCTACTGGATAGTGTAGCGCAAATAATATGAATATTTTAGAAAGAATAGGATTAATTACTGAATCTATTTTAGATTTCTTTTCCAAAATTCCTAAAGAAATAAGAGGATATGCAGCAAAGGCTATCCTTGTAGTAAATGAAATAAAGGAAGCAATTGATTCTGATACGGCAGACGATATTACGGAGCTTATCCCTGGTGATTGGGATGATAAATTACGTGATGGCGCAAGCTCACTTATTTCCGGATTAATGGCCATACTTAAAGGCGTGAAAGAATCAGGAGCAGATGAAGCGGCTATCAGAAAAGCAAAAGGCAATCTTTACCTTGGATTGAGTTCTGGAATCGTTGGCTTGATGGATGGCAATGAATTGCCGGGCAACCGCTATGATACCTATACTCAAATTGCCTATTCACATCAGAAAAAGCATAAAGCTGATAAAACATCTTAGTCTCCAAAAGTAAACTAAGCACATCCCTTAATATAGTTTTTGGCTTAAAACTAAAATAGTGTTTATGGGCATAGAAAAGATGCAATCAATACTTGGCGTACCGGTAGATGGTAAATGGAATGCTGAAACCGTTCAGGCCGCTTTAAAATACCAGAAGAAGCATAACATTAAGGAATCGGGATTGCCTAGCCAAGAGTTAAAAGACGTAATGCAATCATTGTTGGATCGCGACATGAGGGCAAAAAAGAGAAAGGAACAAAATATAAGACACCCTAAATTTAAATAGCAGTGACGAATACCGTGGAATACATAATCATACTTACTGGATTAATCTATTATGGAAATGGCCGGATAGCAAAAATACATATTAACCGTGGGTACTTTATTCTCTTTGATGAAAACGGGAAGGAATTGTACATAGTAAGACGAATAGGAGGAACTGCGGCTATAGTGTCAGGGTTTATACCTTATCTTTCTTTTGGGACAGTGTTGAGGCTCGTGGTGCCTGAAAACAAGCTGTATGCCGCGAGTGATGAAGAAGGGTTATTGGAGATTGAATGTGAGGTAAATATTCCGGCTTAAAAACCACCATCCCTAAGAAGAACATACAAAGCCCAGTAATTTTTACAGGGCTTTGTTTTGTTAAAATGTCCCAATCTTTGATAAATTAGGAATTATTGGGATTCCCTGAACTTATCCAGTAGTTGTTGGGTGGTGAATCGTTCATGCCTGTTTTTATGGTAATCTTTCTGCCAGTGGGCAAATTCCCCATTTATTATTATTGGCTTTACATTTCCGGCGCACCATTCAGCAAACTTAATTGCTTCCTCTTCCTTTGCTTCATATCCCTTTATATAACCGTATTTAAATGAATCTTCGTCTCTATTGGATGGGGATATTGCATCTACATAAGTTCTTGCTTCTGACAATGCCTCTTCTGCAAGCTTTTCTTTATTGCTCATTGTATTTGTTTTTGGTGAAAAAATATCGAATCCAAATATCCTTATGCAAACAGAATATCCATGTATAATTTTTCCAACATATCCATTCCTTCTACTGAATAGACATTTGTCTTTCTTTTTAATTGAAAAGAAAAAGTATTTACGGTTCATTGTGTGTGGGGTTTAGTAGGCTAAGGATGTGATTATATCCATCACAGAAAGAGCATTCTTCATCATAATTTATAGAGTAGTTTTCAGAAACATTTTTCAGTTCATCTACATCGATTTCTACTTCTTTAAGCCAATGAGTAACAAAATCAGATACTTCTATATCCGATACACCTCCAGAGTAAAGAACCTTCCATTGACCCGGATACCATTTAGCCATTATATGACCATGATCCTTCGTGAAGATAACTACCCATGCACCAACAGGAGGCAACTCTTTTTTAATATCGGTCTTTACATATACTGTGATCATTTGCTGAGATTTATTTTGTTCACAATTTCCAGGAATATATTATTTCCATCGAGGATTTCTCTAATCTTTTCTGGTGATATTAATTCATTTACCCAGAAAACGCTCTTACTGCCTCCTCGTTTATCAATGGGGCTACCAGACACAAAAAGTACAGTACGCTTACCGGTTTGAAATATAGATTGATCACCTTTTTTCATTCCCTTTAATGGATATTCCTCTGGGTTAAAATCCAGTTCAGAAAAACGTGTCTTTTCGCTTCTAAATTCATCGCCAGTTATTTCGTAAAAGTAATGACCTGTATATTTAATGGTCGTGCCGTAATAATGAATTCTCATAATTATTGATTTTTGAATAAGCTATATTGCTATTCAGTTAATTTAAAAATACCCGATTCTACAAGTTGTTCAACTGAAAAGCCATAAGCAGGTAGTGCATATCCTTTGGAACGTAGGTAATCAACAAGGTGCATAGGCTCTTTTAGGTCATATACTCGTTGCCCATTAAACGCCTTAGTTATGAGTAATAAGATATCTTTAGCTTGCGCTATCATATCTGTTTGTCCATTAAATTCATAATCAGGGTACATTATTTTAGCCACCTCGATTGCATCTTCATCTATTATTGATGATAAGGGTTTAACTTCAATGAGGTGATTAAATCCTTGCCCCTTTTGATTTAGATCCAAATCTTGCCCATCAATCATATAAAGAAGGTCTGTTTTTGGCTGTCTTCTAAGTACATTTTGTCCGTAGTAGAGCGCCATTATTTTTACCTTAGTTTCCTGATCCATATTTATATTATTTTATTGGTTAATTGTTACACCTACATTTAGCTTTAAAGAAATTGCATTAAACTCTTCGATGAAAAACCAAACCTGCACAAGAGGATATCCTTTTTTGTATTTAACGAAATACTCTGCAAGATTCCACAATCCCAGGTTCGCCTTTTCTTCTTCCAATCTGTACATCTTTTTACATAGGTCGTCAAATGAAAGAATGACTGGGCGTGATTCCTGAATAGATTGTGTTAATTCTTCCATTGTATGGCTGTTAAATATGTGGGTTACGAAATAATAGTGTGACCTTTCGCTTCAAGTCCTACTTTCAAGGCTTCATAAGCTCCTTTTTCAGTATCAGCATACCTTATCATGCCTGGGGTGCCTATTTGCCCGTAATCGCATTTTGTCCAATCTACGGATGCGATGTAATGCCCGCTACTGTCTTCTAATTTTCGTACTTCAATTGCTAAATTCATAAATTTATTTTGTAAGGTTAAAGTGTATTGATTGTTTACTTATTTTGATTGTTTAGGGAGGCTCACTTTGTCATAAGCTAATTTCCAAGCCAACTGTTTAGTTTCTTGTAATTCTCCTCTTTTTTCGTCTTCTCCAATACCTGTTATTGTATAAGCTGTTTTTGTTCCGCCATTAAATTGAATGACAGGGATAGGCAAGCAATAAGCCATAGGAAATTTTTTCTTAATGGCTTCTTTCATTTTATTTATGGTCATAAACTTTATTTTTTCGGTTAATTAAGGGGTGATTTGTATTAGAATGGGGTTGGTTTGTTTAGTCGTTCAATAAGAGCATCAGCCATATTAACAGCCCAATCAGCAAGATATTCGTGCGTAAATCCTGAATTTGCCGTATAATCAGCTGCACAAAATCCCTGTAATGCTTTGGCTGAAAAATATTCACGCTTTGTAAGCCCTGTACCGGTTTGATTGTGTCCGGTTGGGTTAATCGGGTCATTCTCATTTGTATTCATAAAATTATTTTTCAGTTTTAAAGGAAGCAATAGGGGCGTTGAGAATAGAGCTAGAATCTTTATCAGCGTCATGGCAATCGTCCCAAGCCTTTGCACAAATAACTCTCTGTGCAATTGCCCCCTTTGTAAAGCCCGCTTTCTCTCCTTCGTTGAACATGTAAGAGGCGTAACGTTCCATCATAGCGCGAACATTAAAAACGGGTATTACCTGCTCTTCTGGTAAAAAGTTTTTTGCATCATCATAATGCTTTTCTTCTTTAATAAAATCTTCTAAAGTGAGTGTCTTCATTTTACTTTGGTTTTGGGGTTAGAGGGCTTAATTCATTGTATGGTATAACATAAAGTCCGGCTAAAAAAGCAGCAGATATTTTACACTCCCTTCTATTATTACCTGTCACGATAACCTGAACATCAATTAAATTTTTTGATCCATCTGTTTCGTGTCTGATGGTAGCTAAAACTCTATCACCTGATTCAAGGGCATCAGCCCAATGTTTGTATTCTTTCATCTCTTATATTTTAGTTTGTAAGGCTATTGTTTTGCCTAAGAAGGGTTGGGTATAAGTTTAATGTCGGAAAGTTTATAGTAATGCTTGTTTGCCATTGCATCATTAAGCAACTCGGTTATTTCATTAAACTTTTCTTCCGGTATATCATTTAAGAAGTCGGACATTTCATTAGTATCATCACGCACTTCACTGTCCCAATCCTCTGATAATTGATCACTTAGAATTTCCTTTACCCGTTCTGCATTAGTTTGATATGGTGGATCTGGGTCTTTATTAAAAAGACGTGCTTTCCCTTCTGCTTCTTCTGGTCTGAAATCTACTAAGTCAACCATAGCCTGATATCCTTCATCTGAATATCCAAAATGAGTATAACCTTGTTCTTTTGCTTCTGCAACAGTTAATTGTTGTTTCATAATAATTTGTTTTGCGGCCTAAGCCTGTTGTGGGGTTAATTGTTCAGTAGTTCCGGATTTTGGTAAATGTTACCAATAACACTAAAGGAAGAAAGGTGTGTGCCTGTTTCATCACCATGCATCGCTAAAGAGAGTATTTCCATTATGTATTTGCCACAATGTATCATCCAACCTGCCTGCTCATCCTTCCATTCAACAAATCCCGTGTATACCTTGTCGGAGTTTGAGCCTTTTCTTACTCCAGACAGGATGTCACCTGAGAAAATGCTATTCCCGTACATGTCTTTAAGCCTTATATATTGGCCTACTGATTCAGGAATGACATCATACCTTGCACCATCTATGGTATTCATATCTGATATTTCGCATTCGCCGCATGTAATTATTAGGCTACCATAAATTATTTCGTTTGTATCTACCCGCTTTCCACGGAAAATTATCTCTCTCATTGGTTTATTGTTTTTAGTTTGTAATTGGGATGGCAAGACCGGAGCCGATGAGCCTGCTCTTAATGTCTTCTATTTCCTTATTCAAAATTCCATTGTGTACTACTGGGTCAATGGGGATAATAGTTAAATCGGAACAACCATTAGCGTGCTTTACGGCTTCTTCTTTTGTATAAACCCCAGCACGATGTATAAAGTCGGTATATCCACATGAGTTAGGTCTGTAGTAATTACCTTTCCTGATGTAGCAATGTGAAATGTTGGGATCATTAAGTATATCATAAAGCTTATCCTTTCGTTCCCTATCCTTTAGAATGGAATCAATTCCTTGCCTCGTTAGTTCAACTCCTTCAAATAAAAGTTTGTCATAACTTTCGGCACGTAGGATAGGAACATTGGTATATGTTACATCGGATACTGAATAAGCCAACTTGTACTCTTCATGCCTCATTTCTTTAAGTATTTCAGACTTAGCGCCGTTTCTTGTGTTTGCATAAACAATAACCTTACAACACAAGTACCCTTCATCTATCATATCCAAATTCAAACGCCACGCTTTTTGCTTAATCTCCAATTTTTCTACTTTCATAAATTTTGTTTTGGTGGGTGAACAGGATTTAGTTTCTGAAGTTTTATTAATAGCCTTATTTTGGCCTTATCCAAATGCTTCCTGCAATAAGGGTGCGATGGTATATCAGGATCAACTACAGGCCAAAATGCTACTGCTTTATTCTTACACTTTGGTTCACAACATTCACAATCTTTGGCTTCCATAAATTGTTATAGTTAGGGGGTTACTTGGGTTGGGTGTTGTACCATTTTATGAAATCAATTACTGTGTTATAAACAGCCTCTATTTTTGTATCACACATACCGCTATAGCATTCTGGAACTTCTGGAATTTCAAACACCATGCTTAATTGAGTGTCTATTTCAATATAAGCCCTACAATCTTTTATGTAAAATATCAATGCCTCATCATATAGTTTTTCTATCTTTTCAACTACGGGCATTAACTCGTTCCAACTGCTATCGTAATGAAAATCCTTTAAGTGCATTGAGTAATCATGTTTATAGACTATATCTGGAAGGTTTGGATATCTATTGGATTCCCAACCCATAAATTCAGCGATCAGTTTATTGTTTTCTGTGTTCATGATTAAGTGGTTTGGTCATTAATAAATGGCGGGGATGGGACAAGTAAAAAGTATTCAGCAAGAGCAAATGGAGGCTTGTCCGTACTCCATAATATTTGTCCGTTGTCAAAATTTATCAACATTAGGTCTTGTGACTTATGTGGCATTTCAAAAATTCTATACCATTTGCCATATTCTAAGTGTTGCGTGGATTCTTCGCTCTTAATCTTTTTCATCTTCTATTTGTTTAAAAAGGTGTGGGTAATCGAATAGGGAAACCTTGGTTTGTTCTGTTACATAAGCTCTACCGCTTTCGTAAGTAGTTACAAGCTGGCCTAATTCCAGTATCATATCTGGGTATTCTGCAATTACTTCAAAGGTTATTTCTTTCATAGGATGTGTATTAAGTGTTCTGATAATTTTTGGTGATATTGTTTTCAATGGGATGGGGATTAATGATCGTTATGCTTTTGGCCTTAGCCAATAGGTTTTATACTTTCCAGAAAGCCAATAACCGGATTCATGCTGTTCTCCAATAATCATACAAATGGTTGCATCTCTTTTAAGGCATTTTTCAAACCCGCATTCAGAAATAAACTTAGTTTGCAAGCCAGACGCTACTTTAGTTTGAGTCCAAGCCGATACATGTCCGTCATTTGGCAAGTCGCAACACATATCCACTACGAGCATTTTTGCCTCTGGCATATTGGCCTTAATAAATTGAAGGCTTATTGCTCTTACTTCTGCTGCGTACTCTTGAATGCGTGTCATGTTTAATTGTTTTGTGAACTAAAGTGCGTTATGTGAAATGTTTAAAACTGCTAATTCCTCTTTTAGTTTCGGGTATGAATATTTATGATATCGGTAGTCGTTGGTAAGGCTAAATCCCCATGCTCTCATTTGATCTATCCAATACCTTTCATATATCCTTACTTCGGTGATGTGGCATTCATCAATCTTGTCTATCCTAAACTTTATTCCCTTATTTAGAAGCTGTTTAAATTTTCTTGAACTATCAGGGCCTAAATGAGCTTTAAGCCTAAGCTTCAATTCAGATTTGCTTGCGCCTATATAATGAACATACCCTGTGGCGATATCTGATAAAGAGTAAATGGTGACTATCATTTCATGCTTATTGAAGAACAAAGATATGTCCAATATATTGGACTACCAAATAAAATAGGTACTTTATGTTGGACATAAAACATTACATTTGCAGCATGACCTTAAAGAAGCAAATAGGATCTGCGATAAAGGAGGAACGGAAAAGACAGGGAATGACTATGCGCCAACTGGCAGATAGGATAGGAGTAACCGGTATAAATACTATTTCTCGTTACGAAAGTGGTTCATTAAATCTTTCTGCCGACCTTATAGAAAAGATATGCAGTGCCTTAGACTGTTCGCTCGAAATACTTTTAAAGCCCCAAAAAGAAGTAACTACAAAGCTATAAACCGGAAAGGAGTTAGAGATTAGTAAATCGTTTCTTTTGAAATCAAGTAATCTTCAATAATTCTGATAGCATCATCATATCCACAAGCGAACGTTGCGTAGTAGCCTTGCGCCCAAAGAGCATTGTGAACTTCTTTCTGTCGCTGCAAGTGCTCACTCTTCCTTAATTGGCCGGACTTAACAAAAATCTCGTCACGGCTATGCTTGAGTTCAAGAAACAGGCCGTGGTGGAACAGATTCGCCTTAGCAATGAACATATCGGGGAATCCTTTTCCTGATTGCATCGCCTTGTTTTTCGTAGCCTGACCCATTGTAAGCTTCATTCCGCTTGCTACATCTGAATGAAAGATAATGTCAGGATGCTTCAACTTTAAGTACTGGGCAACCATAATTTGAAGCGATTCCTCTTTCTTTGATTTACCAGGTTTAAGGCTCTTTCGGTATTCGGAGGCGGTGATAACTTTTGTCATAATTCTGGAGGTTTTAAATACCAAAGCACTAATGCGCCTATATAAACAATTGCTGATATGGAGCGGACATCTTTATCCCACTTAAAAGGATCAACATTGGCTTGAACAAATGCAAATGCTAAATAAATTACCATGAGAATTACTAATGGGATAAAATATTTTTTCATATTTTAATTTTTAGAAAAGGGTAATAGAAATATACCACCCTCTGTTTTTTATTTTGTCTTCGTAACATTCAGAAAGAAAGTCGTGAAGTGTTTTGCGCATTAACCTGGTTTGGAATTCCTGCCGGAAGTGTGCCCATTTAAATCTATCTCTCATAATTATTTCACCAATTAGGGGCGTATCATTAAAGTGGGTAATGTCCGGTAGGAATAATTCAGGCTCTTGAAGTGATTGTTCACGAATAGTCATGATCAAAAAGGTAACGCAGAATCATCGCCCTGGTTATTCAGGAAATCCCCGTTACTTGGCTGTTGGGTAGCAGGTGGCTGTTGAATTGGCGGTTGTTGACCTTGCGATCCCGCAGCCCACATATTCCAAACGCTTAGTGTATTGAAACACTTCTTTTCGTTTGTATTTTTATCAAAGTATATTTTGCCTTTGATATTCACTTTGCAGGTTACTAAATCGCCAGTTCTGAAATTATCAAGGCTATCACAAAGATTCGAGCTGACTTCCAAAAGATATGACTGTGGGAATTGCTCACCTGTTTCCGTTACTATAAACTTTCGTTTGTAGTAAGTTTTATCCTGGTAGGTATTGATTTCAGTTTCTTTTACTGATTCCAGTATTCCGGTTATTTCTATGTTCATTTTTCTGGTTTTTACTTGATTATTAAATTTTCTTTGTGGCAACTGAATGTTTCGCCCCGTGAATTTGTACACAGGTAAATATCCCCATGGTCGGTGTTGTATATTGTGACCTTTAAGCCTTTTGCTGCTACTATCCGGCGTGTATCCTTTGCGCCTGTCCACTTATCAATTTTCATTACGGCTGTGTGGGGTAGGGTCATGGCTAAAATGCTTCAAAATCCCAATTAAAATAATCCCCTTTAAATTCCTGGGGTTTTAGATCCGATGCTTGTTTTCTTATCCCCTTTTCAGCACAAAACGTTTTTAAGTAGCTGGCGCCATACCCATACTTTTTTTGAAGCTCACCATAGGACATAGCCTTTTTATCTTTCAGTATCGCTTCCCGTTCCTCCGGTTGCAGGATTATCTTCTTTCCCATCGTTTGTAATTTGATCAGTAAAAAAATTATCAACGCCCTTTTCTGCCATCAACTCGAAAAAACGGAAGTACCTCATTCGCCTGGCGTTGTTTACAATTCGTTTGTATTCAGATACAGGCAGCTCGTTGTTTTCTTCAAAATTTGAGTAGATTTTATAAATCTCACTTAAAGCTCCCTTGTCGCCCTTCTTTTTTGCTCCCTGTGTTTCGCGCCACACCTTCTCATTTTTTGACCGCAATAGCCACATATCCCATGATTCCAATGATTTTAAACCAATAAGTCCAAACCGCCGGAGCAAAACATACTTACGGGCGATGAACGGAACAAATTCTTTCCCCATTTCTCTGAATATCCGATAGTCTTCCAGAATCCATTTTTTATAATCACCGATCGTCATTTTAACTGGAGCCTTTTGCTCCACCTTTTTTGCCTGCTCATAAGCTTCTTTTGCTATTCGTCTTTTTTCGGATTGTAGGTATCCTTCGATGAAAAACATAAAAGTCCTTGCATTCAGCCCGAAGTATTCGCCGTATTCATTGTAAATCCCATTTTTTATAGCAACCCTAATTTCTTCTATTGTGACATGAGGGTAAAGATTAGTACACCTTTCGAGTATTTCATCGGCAAATACCATCATTTCGGGCGTTGTAATCTTTTGGCCTGAAATAGTAACCGCATAAGCGACTATCGCCAGTATGTTGTTTGTTGCTTCCTTTGGGCTATAGGTGGATATACTTGGCATTAATGCAATGCGTATCATATCCTTTTGAGCCGGATCAATATTCATTGCAGGAAGCATTGATTCTGATTTTATAATTCTATTGTCCTCCATATCGTATTTCGGTTAATCTTTGAGCTTCTTCCAGAGAAGATAGGTTTTGTGCTAATTTTGATTCAGTTGCTTTTGGCGAAGGATGGGATGTAAAAACATTCGCGCCGGATGGTTCGCTTTTTTTATTTTCCGGCTTAAACCAAACAGAAATCATTTTTTGTTTCCAGTTTTTTACCTGATTCCCTTTGCTATCTTTCCATTTCCCGATGTCGTAGTAATTCCATGCTTTTTCTGCGGCCGGCGCGGTGTATCCTTTTTCTTCAAAATATTCTTTTACTTCGTCAAGTGTCGGAGGGTAGAAAATTTCCTCTTTTCTTATCTTCTTATCCTTCTTTACTTTCTTATCTTCTTTCTCTTGTGTATCATTTGCGTTCCGTCTGCGTTCCGTCTGCGGTATTATTTGCGTTCCGTCTGCGGTATCATTTGCGTTTGTTAATTCTTGATAAGTGTCATAATTACAGATAGTTATCCGTGTTGTAACCTTCATGTTTTCCGTGCTGATCATGTCGCAACTTTCTAACAATTTGAGGAACGCGGTTACAGTCGACTTTGTAGTCCTCCATCTTTGCGCCCAAGTCTCTAAAGAACGAACAGATTGGCCTCGGCCGCACTCTATCTTTTGACGGCCGATAATCACATCCTTAGGCTCGTAGTTGGCATTAATCAGGATGTCAAGCCACCACTTAAACCGGTTTGAATTTTCAGCCCAAAGCCAGTGATCCTGTATTTGCCTATGAATTTTTATCCAGCCTACTGCCATCTTTGCCTCCGTTTTTTGTTTACTTGTTTAATTTATTCATTTGTTCTATTACCTTGAAAATCTGGTATGCAACCTGTGGGACTATAGCGTTCCCGTGGGCTTTTATGGATTCTTTGATCCAGTTAGAAACGGTAATTCCGTCCAATTCGGCGGGAAGCCCATCATTTCCGATACAAACTGGGGATTGAGTTGGGAAGCCTCTGAAGTCACTGATTTCATAATTACTGTCAGGCCAATTTGCTTCCCCATTTTTATTCTTCTCTGAATTGATGGGTCGTTCATGTTGCCCCGGTCCCGATTGTCCGATGCATTTGGAGTTGGCAACATTCCCCTCCTGCTCTGTTCCTGAAGTTGCATTCCGAATCCGTTCCCGTTTATTCCCTTTGCTTTGGCTTTTTCCCTTCGGGCTTGTATCTGATCCAAATCCTGTTTCCCGCCCGTGTCCATAACTGTTGGAGTTGGAAGTAATTTCTCTGGTTGCCTTACCACAACATCCCGAAGGTTTGATAATTGGGTTCTGCCTGGTCTGGTTATTGTCATTTCCTTTAGAATCGCCTTGTCCGTTTTCGGAGCCATGTGATCCATTGTTGTGGGTGTCGGTAGGAGCTTCGCAACTTCCGAAAGGTTCGCTCCTCTCAAACTGTTCTCCCGATAATATCCTCCGTTCACTCCCATTCTCACGCCGCCATGATTCCCGTTTGCGTCCGTAGTCCTCGCTGTAGGCAACAAACCAAACTCTATCCCTTCTGTGGGGAGCGTTGACGGCACAAGCTGGAAGTATAAACGGTGTGACTTCGTAGCCGATAGCTTCCAGGTCAGCCTGCACTTCGTCGAATACCAATCCCCCGTTCCAATTAATAAGGCCGCGAACATTTTCGCCCACGACCCAGGTCGGCTGAATCTCTCGTATGACTCTAAGCATTTCCGGCCAGAGGTGGCGGTCATCGTCCTTTCCAAGTCGTTTGCCTGCGACACTGTATGGCTGGCATGATCAAGGGAAGCCACCTGTGAGAACAATGTCATCTGTTCTCCAGTGGCTTCCGAATCTTTTTGTGAGTTCTTCATTTATTTTGTCGTAAGTGAGCGTTTTAATATCGTCGTGATGGTATGCATCTGGCCAGTAATAGGATAGTATTCTGTTACAGAATGGGTTTATTTCACAACTTGATAGATTGTCCCATCCCATCCACTCAGAAGCGAGATCAAATCCTCCTTCTCCTGAAAACAAGCTTATGTGGTGCATCGCTTCCTCCCTTTTGTAAATTGGTTATTGTGTGGGGAGTATTTACGGGTATGTTCTGATTTAGGGAGGCATTCAAAGTTTGAAACAACATTATTTGACTTATCCTCGTCAATGTGATGTATGTCCCATCCTTCTGGAATTATACCAACTTCTTTCTCCCAAACATACCGGTGCATTAAGTCTCTGCCTTTATTAGAAAGGCGATAATATCCATCCTTTCGGCGTGTAAATTTATTACCATCATACATTTTGAATGGCCGTGGAATAGGAGACCTAAGTGCGAATCCTCTTAATTTAAAGGATTTGAAAAGAGATTGTCTTGTGATTCCAAAATTCCTTGCTACACGTTGTACAGAAAGACCACTCTTATACAAATCATAAGCCTTATCAAAATCAGTGCAAACGTAATTTGCTTTCATATCTCTACTTATGTTTAAGGTTTAAAAAGAGGGTAGGGGTTAGAATAGGGTGGCTATGGTGTTTCAATTTCAACACTCATAATCTTTTGCTGAACTTCTATCGGTTGACCCACACAAGCTTTAGCCAATGCATCGGCGGCTACTTGTTTAGCATAATCTTCAATCGCAGAGATTCCTTTTAGGTATGAATCTGATTCAATTATTGATGCTACATAATCTGATGTTTTCATGTTTCTATAAATTAAAAAAGCCCCAGTATATGAGGCCGTGGTGAAATAAAATATATGGGTTAGCGAACGTTATAATTATCGTCATCTTCGTAGTCGTAGGGGTATTCAAATTGCGCCTCCCAGTTTTCCTGTTCATATTGTTTGAGCATTGCTATCTCTTTTAATGTCCTATCATGTTCAGATTTCTGCTGAATGCGCTTGCATTCATCTTCAAAGTTTCTCATGTACAAAGCACCGTTTTGCCTGTTCGCTGCATTTGACTTAGCAACTTTATATTGTGCTACTGCCTTGTCGGTAAGCCGTTGGCATGTCTTCCTTGCTTCGTCAATCTCTACAGGGTCTAATCCATTATCATTTTCAAGCGACATGGAAGCCTCAAAGTGTGAATAATCGTAGGAAAGCATAACTTTAACCGAAGCGTTTTTAATTTTAGTTGTTTGCATAATTTGTTATTTTAAAAGGTAAGGCGATATTTTATTTATCTCCCCCTCTGTTAAATGGGGTAGTAGTAGTAGAACTCTTTCACGAATTAGTGAAGCTATTTTTGCCTCTTTCATAAATCGTTCGGTCTGCAGGTCAAATTTTGAATGTTCAAAGGCACACAGGTAAATAATATTTAGTGGGCATGTAGAAACGGAAGGATAGCCTGACTTGCTAAGAATGTGTGCAATAATTGTCCTCGGATTTATGAAGGTTGAATCAAGAAGAGGCATACCAGATTCCATGCAGTTTAAAGGTGCCTGTGCCAACATCTGATTATAGAAAAGGGTAAGCTTTTGTTTTTCTGCTTTATCCTTTGGTATCGCTTCTTTTTTCTTAGCACTTATTTTAGGAATCACACACTTTTCTTTCTTTGGCTTCTCTACTCCCATTTGCTTTGCGTGAAGTGTGCACCATAATTTACCATCCGGAGTTGGGGCGGTGCACCGGTACCATGAACAAGCCATGATTAAGCAATTAATGACATCATGAAAACAATATCATCCTTATGCTTATATCGTGTGAAATGATCTCCATAAGAATGCATTACTTTAAGTTTCAGTATTTCAAAGAAAGCAATACAATTAAAGCCAGCCTTTTGAACTATTATTAATTCTGGAACCGTTTCATCAGTTGGGGTAAATACATCAACAGCAATCCCTTTGTATTTGTAAGAACTGCGTTCATAATAATCGTCATCATATTCATTGTTATTTGAATTGTTCGCATATGGAACCATGCCATCTGGTTTCGTGAATATTTTGCCGTATGGAAGATAAATATCAATGTCTTTTGGGGTTCGCCTGGTCTTTAATTCCTGAACATGAAGAGCAACGCTACCAGAAAGTTTACAATACGGGTTAACTTCTAATATATCCTTTGCAATAATTGTTAAGTCGGAAACACATGGTTCTTTTACGATGTCTAAATTCTTTAATGATTCTAAATCCATTATTTTAAGTTTTAAACGTGATTAAATAAAAATTGTCAGCCCTAAGAATAAAGCCGACTTACTCCTATGTTAAACCAATCTATTCACCCATGAAAGCGAATAAGATGTTACACTATAATTTTATGGTTATTTCTTTTACTCCGAGCCTTTTTGCATAGGCAATTATTTGCTCGGTCTTTTCAGTTTGGCGGTTGTGCTCAATAGCTGAAAGATTGGAAGATGATCCGAAATGATCAGGACAGTAAGCCACCATTTCCTTTGTCATCATCTTCATTGACTTCCGGTATGGCCTCATTTGGGATATAAGCCCATTTTTAGCTATGTCCCGCCCATCCAGAATGATTTTAGTTATTGTGAATGGTGTCATGCTTCTACAGTTTCAGGTTTAAAGAATGCCTGGAATCTTACGATATCAGGATATTGGGGGGATCTTATCAGGCCGTCTCCCATTCCCGCCAGTGACTCCGCGCCAGCCTCATCAAGTACAACCTTAGAGTCAATTTCTTTTGGCACACGGAAACATATTTGTACAGGAAAGTTAACCTTAGCATCACCTGTAATTACTTTTACTGATGCTCTTTGTGTAGCTGCCATTATCCTGAATCCACATGAACGCCCTTTTTGTAGTAGGATGCGAAGGTTTTCTTCAATATCTCCTTTTCGTGATTGGGCTACAGCGTCAGCAAACTCGTCGAATATTACTAAGGTCATTTCCTTTTGGCCGTTCCTGACAAGCTGATTCATGTGGTTTACTAACTTTTGCATGTACACTTCAATATCTTCAACCTCATTAATCACTATGTGCCGGTCATTGTATCGCAGGAATTCAAACTTTGGATCAAAAATGATTATGTTCTTTATTCCTGCTTGCTCTGCATAGTCAATGGTGTTTGCGACTAAAACAGACTTTCCGGAACCGGTTGCACCACATACCAAGGCATGAGGCGTGGAGTGGTTGTTTAAATCCCATACAATGGTATTGTTGAAGTTATCCTTACCTAGTGGTATTGCCATCCCTTCCAGTTCGCCCGGATCAAAGTCCAAATTCTTTTCTCTTTTCTTTGAGAATTCAACCGGCATATATGATTTGCCTTCATGCACCCAAAGATTTGAAGGGATACGTACGCTTGAAACGTTCAAAGCATTGGCAATGTCAAGCCTTTTCCCGTATATAGATGTAATATTTACGCCTGCTGAAAAGGATAACAAGTAGGTGTTGCTGGAATATCCTTCAAATTGATGGGCAACGTCAACAAGGATACCTTTTGTTTTAAGGACATGCTCTATTTTTTCTTTTGGTGTCATATCGGTAGAACTTAAATTGTATTCAATAAATGAAGCGGCATATTTTTTAAATGCCTTAATTACTGATGGTGTTACTGTTTCTAATGAAGCGTCACGAATCTTTTTAAGTCTTCTGGCAACTAGTTCTTTTTTAGCTTCCGGCACATTAAAATCTTCAACTTCGCAATACATTGTCCTTGCCCAGAAATCGAACAATTCGGGACGGTCAACAAAATTATCCTGATCGTTAATAAGGAAAACATAATCAGGGTCTTTTGCAGCCTCAATCATTCGTTTCACCTTTTCGTAAAGGAGGGCTTCGTAAAGTCTACGAGTATTAAGATCAAGTGTAACCTTTATTGGAAGTAATTGCGGGATTGAAGCATCTTTGTTCTGGCTGTATTTATTCTCTACAAACCAAACTTCGTCTACCTCTATGCCGTACTTTGATTCAAAGGCCAATGTGCAGGAACATGCTTGGGTGCCAATAATCATTGCTGCCTCTTCATCATCAGTGAAGGTGCTTTTTGATTTATGGTCAATAATCACAATCTTCCCATTTTTAAGTTTTACAGCCAAATCAACTACACAGTGAAGTGGAAGAGGTATTTCGACACCATTAAGAACCACATATTCATTATAGTACTTTTCAACATCAAGTATTTCCGATACTTCATCTATGTAAGTTTTCATCTCACCATAGAAGTTTTTAAGTAGTAGCGTAACTGTTTTAGCTGCCTTAGTTTTACAATCTATAACCGATGGGGTTGTCTTCTGTAACTTCCATTGATTGGCCGGCACTTCGTCAATGTATTCAAATGCAATATGCTCTAAAACAGGTAAGTCGGTTTTAACCCCATCCTTAAACTGTGAAAAGAAAAAGTCAAGTGAACGATGGTAAGCAGATCCGGCTTCGGTAGTTGCGGAAGATTTGCCCCTTATGCCACATACGTACTGCATTTCAAATGCCTTTTCGTTACGTGCGAATGTTGATACTTTTGAGTACGACCAACTATCAACCAGAAAATTGCTATTGATTTCTTCTAACAATTCTGGTTCTTTTGTCTTATATGATGATTGTGGGATCATGGCAGTTCAATTTTAAGTTGTGATCCTTCCTGACGTTCTGCAAGCTGTTCCTGAGGTGTTTGGTCTGCTTCCTTAGCCTGGCGTTCATATTCACCTGCGGCTTCCTTACACATGTTTTTATGAGCTTCTACTTTTTTCTTTTGAGTAGGTGTAAGTGAATTCCAAATTGTTACAACCGCATCAATTCCTGATTCGCAGGCCATCAGCATTTCAGACTTAATCTTTTCTATTACTGGATCAGGCTTTTCCCCTTCGTTAATCCATTGGATAATCTTTTGGCCGGTTTCTAACCCAATGTACCCGGTACCCGTTCCGAATGCATCTTTCAGAAATTCAGGCACCTTTGTAGGGTATTGCGTCTTTCCTTCATTGTACATCATTATCGAAGCAGTCATTTCAAACATGAAGTTCTTTTCGCAAATCGGCTGCATGCCTAATGATACTGGCTTCATTGGGTCTTTAAAGTCCGTCTTTTCACGGGCGCGAATGCAGCAAATAACATTCATATTGCATTGAAGCAAGGTATTCATGAAGCTTTTGTGCTCACGTTTTGCACCGATCCAGTTTGCCATTTTCTTACCGGCCTTTAATGGAGCGTTTGCAATATCATCACAGCCTCCTTCCCCTTCCCATTCGTGGGATGTGCTGTCAATAACCAATACTTTAACGCCTGCATCCTGGAATTCCTTTATAGCGTCACTGTATCGCTTTGGAGAGAAAGGCGGGTACAGATCACCAATCATAAACTCTCCATCGAGTATGTCGGCATAAAGCGAACCACGCTTATTTTCGGTGTCAAGAAAGCCAATTTCAGATGCTTTGTTTACCATGCCTCTGGCTATCAATAAGGCGGTAAAAGTTTTGCCTGATCCGGATGGTCCGGCGATCCCAATAATGGCTTTGCTGCCGCCCCTTGTAGCAGGGCGAATGTTTAAAATTCCCATTGTGTTTAGATTGATTGAATAGGTGAGGGGGGTTAATAGATGATTTTAAAATTTTGGTGAAGCCAAGCAAAGTATGGTTGATCAATTTCTTTTACTTCTTCAATTGATTTTCCCTTATGTTTACCAATGAGCAGAATTGTTTTTCTATTCATTTCGCTTTGGAATTGGGCTTTATAGCTTTTACTTTTCTTCTTTCTGTTTTTGATAGCGCCCATGGTTAAATTTTAAATAGGTGAGATAAAAAAGACAGGGTCATTAATTCAAAACCCTTGCAAGAGTTAGAGAGATAAATGCCCTGCCGTTACTTTTGGGTTAGTAGTAAATGTGCCAAACAAAACCATTAATTTGAACTGTGCCTACATACATTTCTTTGGCCATGTCAAAGTGAGCTTCTTGTCCAGTGCCAAGTATATTTATAGTCAAATCTCTTATGGGGTCTTCGGTGTCAACTTCTGCCCACAAACAAATAACTCCGTTTTGGATTTGAACACATCTCGGAGTAAATCCAGTATAGGGAACCTTTATAGTTTGTGTAGCATGCAATCCGAGTTCGTACTTGAATATTGTTTTCATTTATTTTTTGGTTTATACGGCTTACCAAATCCATTAACTACGGATATAATACAGCCTACAATAAAAATGCCAACTACAAATGAGCCGGCAAGAGTTATAAAAAGTGTAAGAAAGTGTTCTTGGGGTATAGGTTGGTATAGGGCTTTCATGGGGTTAATAGTTCTGGATTTTCGTAAATGTTGCCAATAACACTGAATCCTGATAAATAGGTTCCTGTTTCGTCTCCATGCATAGCCAGCGAAAGTATTTCCATCAGGAACTTTCCACACCTTATTACATATCCGCATTGCTGCGTTTGCCACTCAACACAACCAGTGTAAACTTTATCAGAATTAGATCCTTTTCTAACGCCAGTTAAAATATCACTTTCATAGATTTCCCTCCCTATGTTATCTTTAAGTCCTATGAACTGCATTACTTCGTAAGCGGTTGGGCAAACGACCAAATCACCTGTATTTTCATTATACTCCCCTTCTTCGCATATTTCATTTTGTGATAGTCGGAATATCATAAATGGATGAACACCGACATTATAACACATTTCAGAATGGGATTGTCCTTTATAAAAGGCGCGAAACTTTATTTCTCTTTCCATGGTTTTAGAAGGTTACATTGTCTGTGAATGTTTCTGTTTCTTGCTGTGGTGTTTCTTCCGGCATCTCGTCTGTGCACGGAAATCTTTCTTTGTCGTTCATATTAATCGGAATTTGGTTCAGGTGAATTAATAATGGATTCGATGTTTAATTTAAAGTCTTCGCCTTGTTGAGGCTGTTCAGAACATAGTTGGCGTTGTTCTTTGCATTTTAGTTTGGCGTATTCAACAGCGGAATCGTAGTAAACTTTATTTATTTCAAAGAAGCAATTTGTTGACAAAAGGTCAGATACTAATTTATAACCTCTTGCATTGCATTTTTTAATAATTATGTCTGATAGCTTCATTGCATGTTATATTTAGATAGTAAGTGATTTTCTCCAAGGTATTCCCATACGTATCCACGACAAGTTTTTCTAGCCTTAGTGAGCGCGGATGAAATACTCCCTTGGTGTATTCCCGTCTTTCTTACGGCATCAGACACCGATTTAAATTCCATAATTAATTCGCCATTCAAAAAGGCTCCTATCTTTCTGGCAAATAGTATTTTGAATTCCATCCTTTGCTTGTATTTGTTTTCTTCCCATGTAAGACAGTGTACATTTTCCATAGAATATCCTTTTTTGCAGTTTATTCTATCCACTGTTGGCTTCTTTTCCTTTTTATATCCTGCTGCCACCCATTCATTAAAAAGCCTATTAAATCGCTTGTCCGATAGAAATCTTTCGTGTAACTCATTCAGAGTATAGTAAACAGGTTTTCTTGATTTTTGATGTTGAAAAGAGTTTGTGAGAATTCCCTTTTTTGTTGTTCTATATTTTAGCATAGCAATCGTTAATTATAATTTGTATTTGCTTAGAATCCGTTCCCCTTCTTTAATTCTTGCCCAACGTCTTTCATGCTCATTGCGGCACATGGCTTTGTCTTTTCTGAACCGCCTTGCCATCATAATGTCATATCGAAGAGTGTGCACATCATTAGGCTTTAAAACCTTGTCACATTGCTTATCGAATTCATACAAATGATCATGGTCACTGCAACATCTTAAATATTGTT